ATGCCGAAGCGTGGAACGAATCTGCTCAGCGATATGCAGGTCCGCCGATGGGTCGCAGCGGGCGAGCCGGTGGCCAAGTCGGATGGGGGTGGGCTGACTTTCACGCTTTCAAAGGCCGGAACGGCATCGTGGGTCTTGCGCTATATGCGTGAAGGCCGTGCTCGTGAGCTAACACTGGGAAACTACCCCGACATCAGCCTCTCCGCTGCGCGCAAGATGGCGAGTGAGCATAGGGTCTCCGTCGACAAAGGCCAGGATCCAGCTGCGCAAAAGCGTGCCGAGCGCCTGAAGGCGCGTGCCTCATGGACTGTCCGCAAACTAGCCGACGACTTGAGGGCGAAGGTGTTAGATGCGGGGAGCTTGGCGTCCGGGACAGTAAAGGCCAAGAAATGGGACTTGGATAAGGTGATCTTGCCGCGGCTCGGCCCGCAGGAAGTGCATGTCATCACAGCTGAAGAGCTTGTGGATATGCTCGAGCGGTCGGGTCGTAGCTGGGTGATGCAGAAGCGCATACTCAGCACGGCGGTCCAATTGTTCGATCACGCCATCGGACGGCAGTTGATCAAGGTGAATCCAGCTTCGGGAATCAAGCTGAAGGCGCTCATGGGCCCGCGTCCAGCCATCCGGAAGCGCGTCATGCTGCAGGAAGAGGAGCTGCGCAGCCTGCTATCGACGGCCGCTGATGAGATCGGCGTGGAGAATGCACTGGCCCTAAAGGTTATGCTGGCCACTTGCGTCCGCAGCGTCGAGTTGGTGAAGGCGCGGTGGGAGCACATTGATTTCGAGCGCGGTACCTGGTTCGTGCCGGATGAATCAGTGAAAACGCGAGTAGGGTTCTTGGTGCCGATTACGGCGACCGTCGAGAAGTGGTTCAGAGAGTTAGAGCTTCTGGCCGATGGGTCACCGTGGGTGCTGCCGGCGCGAGACGATCGGAGGGCAGGCAAACATATTGGGCGCTCGACGCTATCGGCCGCCCTCTACCGCGCATTCGAGCGTGGCGACCTCGGTACCCGCAAGTTCACGCCACACGACACTCGCAGCACGGCTAAGGGGCATATGCGGAATCTAGGGGTATCTAGGGAGATTTCCGAAATCGCCCTAAATCATACTTTGAAGGGCATGGAGGGCGTCTACGATGTCCGGGAGGAGATCCCGGAGCGGCGCCAGGCTCTGGAGTTGTGGGCCGCCTTCCTGGTCGCGTGCGAGCAAGGCCAGCCGTGGAATGTAATACCACTAAGAGAATCAGCTTAGAAGTCAGACACTCGCTCATGAAATTGCGCTTTTTATTCAACAGATTGCGAGCGATGGCCTGCGCTATTCATTACGGAGGAGCCCGGTTATAAGTCTCTGATTTCATTGGGGTGGGCCTAGTTGAATAGCGCAGCTTTTGACCCCTTCCCTACCCATGCAACACATGCCTTCGGACCGTCGCCGAAACCTCTGCGACAGGTGCCGAATCGGTACCGCTTGAGATGGCTACCGCGCTCAGTTGACGCCCGCCAAGTTGCTGTAAACCCAACAAGGCGACCATGACCTCTCAACGATGGAGGAGAATATGGGCGCGACGATTTATGCGGGCAACGTGGACGATTTGGAAGGTCATGCGCCGTTTCGCGATGGCGAGTGCGTTGCACTGGTCCAGGCGCTAACCTCGGTCGGGCCAACAATGCGATGGTATCCGGGCCCGCGCGTGGTCGACCTGAGCTATTTGAACCCGGGGACCGTCATAGCCAACTTCGTAAATGGGAAATTCCCGAACCGGCACGGCTATCATGCAGCGCTGTTCATCGACTTCGCGCGCAGTGTGAGCGGCAAAGTGATGAGCATCAGCGTCATGGACCAATTTCGAGGGCGCCACCCGAAGAACCTCGTGATGGCGCGAGACATCTGGGCGCGAGGCGACAAAACCCACCGACAGGGCAACCCTTACTCGGACTGCGACAATGCCGACCAGTTCTATGTGGTGATGGCATGAGAGGCGCCCTTCTATTTCTCGCCCTGTCGCCAGTTGCAGCGGCCCAGGTGATCGAATGCCCGAAGTTCTACCCATGGCAGGACACACGGATTTCCGAGGTTCCGTACCAGCATAAGGGTGCCGGCTTCATCGCGAAGGCTAAGCTAAGCGGCGCCGGTATGTATGAGGGAGAGTTGAACGGCCGCGGAGAGCTGCAGGGCGACCGGCGCAAGGTGAAGGGGGGGTGGGAGGTGCTGCACGGCTTCAAGCCTGGCCGGCAGAAGTGGCTGGTGTGCTCGTATGGCGCCGGGGATATCACGTGGTGGGAGGAGTTGGGGCCGAAGATCACCGCCTGCACCCTTCAGATGCGCGAAGCTGGGCGAGATCCAGCGGAGGCTAAGGCCATATGCAAGTAGCGCGAGATCGCGAGCACCGAGCCGACCTGATCACAGCCAGTCGGGTCGACCTGGCGCTCATCCTGCTGCCGCTGGTCGGATGGCTGCAGACGTCGCTGACCTTAGCGGCCAGCGGCGTCCCGATCGAGGTGGCAGTGCGCATTATGGTCTTGCCGGGCGCGCGCCGGACTGCGCCGCCAGCAGCATTTCGGGTGTGACGGTATTTCGGCAGACCTGCCCGAAGTCGGCATGGTAGGTGATCGCCGTGCACTGCCGCTCGCTCATCCAGCCGCCGCGCGCGGCGTAAGCATCCCGTGCCGCCAAAGTTGAGTGTTGGACCACCGTCATCCCCGAGTGCTCCTTTTCCTCGACGTGGTGACGGTGCCCCACGTGCGCATACCGCTTGATCGTGCCGCCCCAGACTTTCGGGAACTGCGATGCGAACAGCAGTGGCAGCCCGTCGTTTTTCTTCATGTGGCCGTGATGCCAGGCCAGCATCGTGGTGCCGTGCTGGTAGACATAGTACGGCAGCTCTGAATCAATTACCTCGACCCGCGGCTCATTCTCGTACAAGGCCTTGAACATGGCGCGCAGCCAAACTGAACTCGCCAGGTCGTGATTCCCCTCCGCCATCAGGACTACCACTCGCTCGTGTTTCTGTAGGGCGAAGCCCACCACGCGGCGCAGGATCCGGACGGCCGTTTGCACCACCTTCGAGAAGCGGCCGTCCTGGTCCAAAACGTGGCCCGAGGTGGGCGTTCTGCCCTCGATCAGCCCCATGCCGTCGCTGTGCAGGAAGTCGCCGAGCTGCGCTACGATGCCTATCCGCGCCGGCGGGCTGGCCCTCACCATGTGCTCGAAGCAGCCAACCAGGGTGCGCTCGGCGATCGCCAGGTCCCAATCCCCATTCGGATCCAGGTTCTCACGGTGCCAGCACATTGCCCCAACGTGGGCATCCGTCAAGGTGTACACGCTCGCCAGCTTGGCATCGGTCAGGCCCGGCGCCTTCACGGGCTTAGCGCGGGGTAGATCTTCGGCCATCGCTGCTGCGGCGGCTCGCATGACCTCGCGTTGCCGCTCTTGGTCCGGACTTTGCCGCTCCCATGTGCGCTCTACTTCGCCGCTTGGCCCGCGCTGCACCGTAACTTTGCCCATGTTGAAGCCGGCGGCGACTCCGCTTTCGAAGTGCCCAGGCGCATAGCCATGCTCGATCGCAGCTACAACCTTTAGGCGCTTGATCGAATCCTGCACAGCATTCTTGTGCACCTTCAGCTCGCGCGCCGCCGCACGCATGCTGCCGAGGCGGTTCGACGCCTCGACATACTCCGCTTGACGCGGCGTGGCGAACTCGATCAGCTTCGGGTCGATGATTGGTTGCTTGGTCATGTTGTCCTTATGGTTGCGGCTTCGAAGCGCCCTGCGGCCATGCGGCGCTCAGGGTTGCGGCATCATTAGCGTGTCCTTGAGCTGCTTCTCCCATCGAGCGATATCGTCCGACACAGTCTGCAAATACGGCTTGGTAGGCTGCGGCGTACTTACGGGCGGTTTCGGCGGAGGCGCCGGCCAGGAGCTGCTGGAGGGACTGGTTTGTGTCGCGCAGCCGGTCAGAAGCAGCGCGAGCAGCGCTGGCATCAGTGCGAAGTGCCTTGGCATTTTCGGATCCTAGGTTGATTGCGGCGTCGTACTTCTCGCGCCAGTCCTTTTCCTGCCTGTCGGCGGCGAGCTTGTCGGCAGCCTTCTGCTGGTCCCATCGGGACTGCACTTCCTGTCGGCCGATGTCGCGCTCATGCTCGAGGAACTGGTGGATGCCAATCGCGGCGCCGACGGCAAGCGCGCCAAAGATCAAGATCTCGGCCGCGAGCTTGTATGGCGCCAGGCGCAGGAGCAGCGCCGCCATCATTTGAGCCACCTGTGTTCAGGCATCAGGGTCGCGACGGCATAGACGATGACGACCCCGGCGACGAGCCCACCCAGACCGGCGTCGAAGAAGAATGCATGGGTAGCACTCATTTCACCGGATCCGGGAAAACCATCTTGAGCACAGCCGATACGATACCGCCGAGGCCCGCGGCCATACCCCAATCCATACCGGCGCCGAGCTTGGCGCCCGTCAGGCCGATGAGGAAGCCGATGCCCTGCCAGGTGGACTGCTCGCTGAGCCGCGCCGCGGCGAATTCGAGTGCGATTTGGATGCGTCGTTTCATGCGAGTTTTCCTCCTGCCTTCAAGTAGGCCTCGCGCAGATCGGCGAGACGGTTTTCGTGTTGCCCATAACCGGCGCCCGGGAGTGAGGCCCAGCGGCTGCGGCAGAGCTGAACGGCCTCATCGAAGCGTCCGGCGTCGATGGCATCGAGCGCGTGGCACTCGCGGATCAACTGGATGCACCACTTGTCTTGGGATGCCGGCCCGAAGTCCGGCAGGGCCAGCTGGACGCGGTAGTGGTCCCAGTAGCGCCCCATGAACTGGTACCGGCCGGCGGCGTCGCTGTTCGTCGCTGCATCGTGGCGCCGCGGGTGCGAGACGTAATTCGAGAACAGGATCGGATGAGCCGGCGTCGAGCCGACGCACACGTTATAACCGTTGTCCGAGCGCGTGAGCAGCGCGGGGCCGATCTCACTTACGGCAATCATGTCGAGGAAGGCCTTGAGGTTTGGCGACATAGTCATCCCTTCGGGAGGTGCTGAACGACCCAGGCAAGCGCCGCGGTCACTGACGACGCGGCACCACCGACAATCATTAGGGTCCGCCACCCGCCCCGGGCCTCGGAAAGAGCAAGCAGCACTTGGTCGACCTTGGCGGCCAGTTGCTGGTTGCTCTCCTGAAGGCTCACCATGCCTTGGGTGAGGTTGCTAACCTGGATTTTCAGTTCGGCGATGTTGATGCGCGCCGTTGCCAGCGCCTCTGCTTGGGATTGATCGCTCACTGCGGTCCTTTTGGTATGGACGTAAAAAAGCCCACTGGTGTGGGCTGGTCTGGAGGTATTTGCGGCGGCCTTCGCCTGTCTACGATAGGCCCCTTGGGGTAATCGGCCATGTGAAGGTCGATCGGGCGAACGCGCTTCATCACGTCAGGGTCGAATAGGCGCACGCCGCCGGCTAGGACGATGGCGAACACGAGGTCCGAGCACCACCACTTGGAATCATCGGCCCAGTCTTCGCTATAGGTCATCGGGATGCCGATGGCGCCGAGCCAGTCATACTTCTTGCCGGCCTGCGCTTCGGCAAAGGCGATCGCGCCAACGATATCTGGCACCCACACGTGCATGTCGCGGTAGACGGCAACCCCCTCCATCAGCTCGATCTCGGTACCGACGCGACAGCCATGCGTTATCGACGCCTCGTATGCCATGTCGCCGCCCAGGATTACCATGGCGTGGCTGAACTGGCGCGATCCAGCGGCAATCCCGATCGCGAGACTGAGCGGGTTGTACGGCCAACGACTGGTGAGCCGGACGGTAACGTAGCCGGCTCGCATCACAGCCCCGCCGCAGTAATGAACAGCTGGTCGAGGGCGTTTTCGTCCAAGCCGAGCGCCTGGCCCAGCAGGACCACCAGCGGCCGGCCGCGCTCGACACTGCTCGAGTAGTCCCACTCGATTCGCGCCGTTTCCCGCTCGGGGCTGTCGAGTGAGTCGATTGCGGCATCGACGCTGGAGAGCTTGCCGTTGGCCAGCAGCGCGAGCCGCGCCTGGCGCATCGTGACCTGCTGCGGAACCTGCAGCACGGGATCGACGGGCGCCACGGGCGGGGCCAGCTCGATCCCATCGCGCGCCTCGTTGGCGCGGTAGTTGACCCAGTCGGCAGCGAGGTCTTCGTCGATGATGATCATGCAGTCGAGGTGCTCTTGGCGCGGCACCTGCAGTAGACATTCGACGAGCTTACCAGTGGGGTCAAAGGTGACGTAGCGGACGTTTTCCATTATGCGATCTTCTTAAAGTGAGCCTCGGTGTAAATTTCGTTGACACCTGCTATGCCACTCGGCACGCCCCCGTTCTGGGTAACCGACTGATTTTGTTGAATCGCGAGAGTCTTTTGCGCTGAGATTGTGAACTGTCCCCGGATAAATGACCGGGCCGAGTTCGCGCTGCCAACGCTGCTTGAGCATTCTGGGGTGCCGTAGTCAATCGCGATGCCATCTGTGACGTTATAAAGCCGCGCTTTGAACACATTGCATATGTAGCCGGGTGAGCTGATGTCGTATTCGTATGTGCCGGCCGGCAGCGTGACTTGGTTCGACGCGAGCGACGCGCCGGAGATACTATTGGTCCGAACCGTCGTCAGCGTCCTTGTGATCCAGGCGTTACCCACGATATTCTCGGGCTGCGTGTTGCTTGCTAGCTCGCATCGAACATATAGATTCGGGAAGGATGCGGCAACGCCCGTGTCGCCCTTATCGCCAGTGCGCGAATAGGAAAATACGACCGGGTCGCCTTGGGCAAAAGGGCTCGCCGAGCTGTAGCCAATGCATACGACAGTAAGCTGGCGATACCCGGTCGGCGTTGTCATCGCGGTCAGCGCGAACACCAGGAACTTCGATGCATCCGCCTGCTTCTCGATTCGGATCTGGCCGAGCACGGCGCTAGTCGAGCCCGTGAACGTGCCGATCAAGCTCGTGTAGTCGACTGAATCGCCACCGACTACGTCGATTGCTATGGCCGTCGCCGCATTCTGCGTCGCGCTGTTCAGGCGCATCCACCCCGTGACCGGGTCGGCCATTGTCGTGTTGAGGTCGACCCGATATGGGATCTTGTTGGCGCTGCCGCCAGCGATGATTCCGATACTGGCCTCCAGCGCGTTCAGCTGCTGGAAAGCGACCGGCATCTTTTGCATGACGTTTGCAGTGCTGTTGTCGAAGGTCTCTTGGTCCTGAGTGCGATTCGGCCACTCATTTGGATCGAGTAATACTGCGATTGGCATTAAACAGCCCCTCCGATGGTGAGGTTCATAAGGGAATACGTTGCGTACTGAATGACGTTCTTAAAGCTTTCGTAGCGGCCGTAGACTGCAGTGCTGCCATATGGCCCCCCAACCCAAACAATCGGCTTTTGTCGGATTTCGAAAAGGCGAGACTGCAGATAATCGATCTGTCCGTTATCGACTATGACGTCACAGGTCATGCGCTTTGCGTAGGGCCTGATCACGGTGCTGCTCGTGCCGTCGAAGTTGAAAGTTGTACTCGAATAGTCTTTGCCTTCGGTGGAAAGGCCCATGAGCGTCGGCCCGAATTCGTCGGTCGGGCCGATGGCGCACATCCCGCACTTGGCTACGCCTCCGATCTTGCGCAGGCTAATCGTCACCAGCGCATTGGCGTAGACGGGCAGCTTGAGGGTGAGGAAGTAGTCCTTGCGTTTGATGCGCTTGAAGAACCAGTTGTAGAAAGAGCTTCCGGAATTTGACTCGACCAGTGACGGTGCCTCGCTGTACACCAGCCCCTCGACCTGATCGACTACGCTGATGCGCACCTCATCGGCGTACATGTTCCCGAGGTACAGCCCTTGGCTAATCGCCCGCGGAGACACCACCATCAGGATCTCATCCGGATTGGTGGTCTGCGTGTTGTTGTACTGGTCGAGCATGGCCCGGCGGTTCGTTGCACCGCGCGGTGTCCAGGCCGTGGTATCGGTCAGCGCTTTGCCGACATTGCCCGCGGCGAGCGACTGAAACACGTTGTAGGTGACCGGATCATAGACGAGGGCATCCTTCGCGTAGGTCGTCCCAGCGTTGTACGGCGGCTCCGTGATCGGCACGTTCGAATAGACCAGCCCCGCACCAGTACCGATCACCTCGCCAGCATCAAGCAAGACATACGGCGCCTTGCTCAGGTCAGATGGGTCGTAGGTGACCCGCAGCGTATTTGGCGGAGCCATCTGCAGCACGCCATTTCGGTCGTAGTACGGTGCCGAACTAGCGCGCGTGCAGCTAACATCCCCCAGGATTACAGGGTCAACAATAATCATGCGAGAACTTTCGTTGCGAGTGGCGTATCGCCGTTGACAGCCGCATCCAGGTGGCCGGCGGTTTCCTGAGTGCCCTTGGCGATTGCGCGGTTCTCTGCGCTGTTCGCCTCGCGGAGCTGTTTGACTTCTTCCCGCAGACCGCGGACCTCGGTTACAAGTGCCTCGTTTGCATTCGAAGGATTCCGCAGTGCGTTGATGATTGCTTGCGTGCTGTGGATCCTCGATGCGCCCGTAGCTTCGATCTCGATGCCCTTCTCGCCAACTGCGCGAATGCCGCCGGCAAAGTCGCCGCCATTAGCAAACCCAGGGATGTGATGCAGCTTCTTGTACTCGTCCGACTGCATCATCTGGTCGCGGATGGTATCGATCGATGATCCGGTGCCGAGCCAGTAATTCAGCCCGCCAGCATCAGCCGGACGATCGAACAGGCTCTTATAGAGCTTTTGTACCTGCGCCTCTGCCGAGTTGGAAATCGCGTCGGTGATGGTCGACAGCGGGGTGCCTCCGGCCGCAATGTTCTGCCAATAGTCCAGCCCGGCAGCATCGGGAGCACGACCAAGTGCAGACTGATACGTCGCCGCAATAGCTGACACACCAGCAACCGACGAATTTCCTTTAGCCCCGAGAATCGCAGTCCCAAGTCCCTGCAGAGCCTGTTCGATGTTTAGCCCTGTAGTGCTGATTCCCTTGAGTACGTTGACCTGCTCCTGGGCCTTGGTCAGCATCAGGTCGTACTGCTCGACCTGCTTCTTGTCCAAATCGAGCTGCGCCTGCTGCGTGTCCAACTGATCGCCAGTGACGGAACCAAGTGCAGCTATGTCGTTCTTGGTCTGATACAAGTCGCGCAAGTAGTCCTGGTATGACCCGAACTGGCTCGACACGTCTTCCGTCACTACGCTAAGGGCTTTTTTCAGCGACGCCACCTGATCATCCGAAAGCGAACCACCGGCCTTCGTTATGGCCAGGTTGGCGCGAATTTCTGACTGAGCCGCTTGACGTCGAGATAGCTCAGTTCCCGGAACTTTGAAGCTATCCAGTGTGCTGGCGATCGAATCGGTGAGTCCCTTCAGCTGGTTGACGGCCTCGGTTTCCTTGTCGATCCGCTTCTGCAACAGGTCTTTCTCTCGGCCGACCACCCCCTGCAGCACCGAGTAGGCGTTGTCGACGTTGTTCAGCAGCGCCGAACCATCGCTCTTGACCTTATCGATTGCATCTGCCGCGGCTTGCAGATCCCAAAGTTTCTGGGTTGCGGCCCTCATTGCCGGGCTCAGGTCAGCCAAGGCCAGAGCATGCTGTCTCTCCAGCACCGTCGCTTCGCCCACCTTGTCATTCAGAAGCTTGTAGGTCTGCGCTTGGATGTCCAGCAGGTCACCGGTGGCGCCCCGCTGCGCATCGACAACCGTCTTAAAGGCCGGGGCGATTGACATCAGCTCCGTGTATGTCTTGGCACCCGCCTCAGTCGTGGTGTCCAGGCAGACGATGAAGTCTTGGAACACCTTCATCGCGTTCTCGCCTGAGGACGATAGGCCATACTGCGCCAGCGTCGGGTCGATGCGCGACTTCAGCGCTGCGGCTTGCTCTTGCTCGCTGAAGAAGTTTGTCAGGAAGTATTCACCCTGACTGGTGAACTTGTCCAGCCCGCCGGCTAGTTGCACCAAGCGGTCCCGCGCGCCGGCAGAAGCCACGCCGACCTCGCCGAACGTCTTGCCGAACGATTGAAACACAACGTCGATCGTCTGATATTCGGCCCCAATGCGCGCCAGGGTCTCAAGGTAGCCCTCGCCGACCTGCTGCAAATCCTGCAAGCCGCCCACCGCAAACTGCGCCAAGTCGTCGCCGAGCTTCGAGAAAATCGACTCCACTGCTTTTTGCAGATCGTCCCCCTTCAAGTCCTTCAGGCTGACCTTGCCGATGTCGATTACGAAGCTGTTCAGCTTGTTGGTGAAGTCGTCACCCGACAGCCCAAGCATCTCGCCAGCAGTCTTGACGCTACCCGCAAGGGACTTGATGACGGCGGAGAACTGAGTGTTTGCGGCGGCGCCAAGTGATTGCGACTCGGTCCAGTCCTTTCCGCTACTGAACCAACCACCTGACTTGTGCATGTCGGTGTACTGCATACCGCTCACGCCCTTGGTCAGCGCATCAGCCAGCGAAGTTGGGCTCAGCGTGAAGCCGGTGTCTGCCACCGAAGTCTTCCCGCCGAAGATGCTGCTCATGACGCTTCCGAGGAAACCGCCGCCGAACGAATTCGTGGTTTCCGCGTGCTTGCCCGTTACATCGGTCGATCGCATTAACTGGCTCGCGAAGCTGCCAATATTGGTGTCGATGCTGCGCAGTGTGGCCAGCATGTTGTAGTTGATCGAGAGGCCCTGATACGTGTTCTTCTCAACCGCATCGAGCGCGCGCTGGATCGACTCGGACTTGGCACTGGAATCACCCAACACCGAGCCAGCGCCCTGCGCCTCCTGCCGCTGTTGCGACAGGCTGACGCTGCTGCGACCGCCGGAGACTGCAAACCCCAGGCCCACCATCATGGCAGCCATAGCCGCCATCCGCGGCCAAGCGGTGTAAGGATCGCCTTGTGCCTGATTGGCAACGCCGGTTACCGCTGCAGCCTGGCCTTTTGCCATGGTAGCTGCGACGTCTGGCCCCACGCTGGCGATTGTCGCTTCGGTTTCCGCCTGCTTGCCCGCAATGACCGCAGTCGTGTAGGTACCGACCAAGCCCAATTTCTTGGCCATGTTCGTCAGCGCCATCGCCATCTCGAAAGCACGGAAGGTCTTTTCGACGCCTTCCATAGCTCGGTACCCGGCCGTGTTCTCTTTGAAGAAGCCCTTGGCGGCCGCGCCCATGTCACCATACGACTTGATCTGAGCCTGAGCCGATGCCTCGGCAGCCATCTGGTTTGCGCGCTGGATCTTCGTCGGGTCGCCGTGCGCATCCTTGATGGAGCCCGCAAGTTGAGCCGCAATGGCTGCTTGCGTACGCTCATAGCCGGTCAGCGCGGTAGTCATACCACCGATCGCTGAGCCGACGCTGCCGAAGGCGCTTGCCATGCCTTGCGCCGCTGACTGTGCCGCTTGGTCGAGGGCGCCCAGGATATCGACCATCGCGTTCAGGTCTTGCAATGGCTTGTCGTAAATCTCCTGCTTTGCGGCGCCGCGAACCTTGGCGTCAGCAAGATCGCGCATCTGCTGCGCTTGATCCTGATAAACCTTCGCTAGTGCCTCCCCGCCCGGTAGCGCAGCCTGTGCTGCTGCCGTCTCATCCTTCAAGGCGGCGGCACTATAAAGGCGAGCGGCTTCGAGCTCCGCTACCTGCCGAGTAGTCAGACCAATGGCTTGGTTCGACTGAAATTGAGCTTCAGTTTGCGCGAGCAGGCTGTTGCGCTCAGCTGTCGCTCCAGTTACCCCAGCCAGATAAAGCGCCTCACTGCTTTTGCGGCGGCGGTCTTGGGATTCTGCCAAGTCGTCCTGCAGCTGCGCTTCACGGGTGCCTCGCTGAATTCGAAGTTCAGCGATTTCCCCCTCCTTATCCTTTAGCGCACTGTCTTTCTGCTGGGGCGACCCATAGATCTTCCCCTGAATCTGCGCAAGCTCAGTCCTTTTTGTAGCTATATTCCTATCGATAACCACCAGTTCCGCGTGTGCGGATTGAGTAATGGCCTGATCTTCGCTAATCGTCCCCAGATTACGTTGAGACTGAATGCGAGCCAATGCCCGCTGCCCCAAAAGGTCCTCAAGCGCCTCTCGGCGCTTAAGGGCCGCGATGTTCGATTCGATAGACGCGTTGAACACGTCGGCGTACTGCTTACGGATCCCGATCAGCCGATCATTGATCAGCTTTTCCCGCGTCACGGGGTCTTGATCTGCGAATGCCTTTGCGCCCTCATTGCGAGCCTTGGCAAGCTCCTGCTCGGCCTGCGCGGCGCGCTCAAGGTACTTGTTGCCATCGGTCAGCCAATTATTCCGCGCCTCTGTAGCCTCGGCAGCATCTGCCTCCGCTTTAGAGACTGCCTTCGTGGCATCGCCCTTCGCCCTGAGAGCGGCGATTTCCTTCTCGTTCTGGTCCAGCATTTTTTGATATGCCGCAGCCGAGCGGGTATCGCGCATTTCGTTAGCGCGAGCCATGTTCGCTTCGAGCGTGTCATGGACATTAAGCAGCGCGTCCATCTTTTGCGAATCTGACGGCCCGCGGCCGATGTTGAGCATGGCATCGATCGCGCCCGAGGTCGCATTTTTGATGCGGAGCCAGCCACGCTCCCAGTCGGTCAAGCTATCTAGCACTTTGTACCGTTGCTTGTCGATGCCGTCGGCGTATGCTTGCTGTGCGAGGGCCGCGGCTTCGGATGTTTTCCCTTGGTCCTGCAGCGCCTTCACTTGGGCATACACCGACGACGTCAGGAAGTGATACCGGTCGTTCAGTTTATCGAGCGCTGCCAGGGGCGACTTGCCAAGCTCCGAGAACTCCGAAACGGTATCGGCGAGGCTCCGCCCTAGAACGTTCTGCGCCCCGACTGCAGAGGCAGCAAATTGCTTGATATTATCGGCGCCGACCTTGCCGGTCTCAGTAAGAGCAGCGAGTGCCGCTGCCGCCTGGCCCTGGGTGCCAACGGTCTTACTGATCTCGCGAGCATAATCTGCAAGCTGCCCCCGGCTTGCGCCCGCGGCATTGCCAGAATTGATGATCGCCCGACTGAAGGCTGCGGCCTCTTTACTACCCTCGTTATAAGCATAGGCAATGCCTCCAAGGGCCACTGCAGCAACGGTGTAAGGGTTTATCAGACCCATAATCGAGGACGCGACACCGCGAGCCGCCGCCGGGATACTCCCAAACATATCGCGCAACTGGGAGCCCTGCTGCATAAAGACAGTCAGTGGCGCCTGACCACCCGCGAGAGACACGACAATATCGTTCAGCTGCGCTGGCACCATGCGCATGGCGTTGGCCATCTGGGCGGCGGACGTGCCAGTGCGGCTCAGCCCGCCCTCTGCAGCGCGCAGTTGAGTGATGAACGGAGCGGCCTGGCTTGACACGCCCAACTCGGCGGCTCGAAGCTCGAGCAGTTCCGTCCGCGTGCGGCCAATCGCTACAGTCTGCTGTTGCAGACTTTCGATGAAGGAATCTCGACCTGCCTGTTCGTGCGCTGCTGCGCGCTGAGCGTCTGCTTGGTCGCGCGCCGCCTGAGCCACTTGCTCTTGGGCCGCTCGCATGTTCTGCAGCTGCAGGATCAATTGAGCAGCCTCTTGCGACGCCCCAGCCTCTGCAGCGCGGTACCGCAGCACCTCTTCAGTGGAGCGACCGAACAATTGAATCTGTTCGCGTAGACCGGAAATAAAGGCTTCGCGACTGGCCTGCGCCTGGGCCAATTCGCGTTGAGCAGCAGTCTGTGCGCGCGCAGCTTCCGCACTTTCACGGGCGGCTTGGGTTGCTTGCTCCTGCTCGGCGCGCATTTGGCGCAGCTGGGCGATAAAGGGCTCAGCAGCATCGGTGGCGCCAATTTGGGCGGCACGATAGCGCAACACTTCTTCGGTCGAGGCGCCGAACAGTGCGACCTGTTCGCGGAGTCCGGCAACGAAGCTATCGCGAGCGGCCTGTGCCTGCGCAAGTTCTCGCTGAGCGACCGCCTGGGCTCGCGCCGCTTCGGCAGCCCGCGATTGCTCTTCGTTCAGCAGCGCTGCCGTGCGGGCCGCAGCGACCTGCGCCTGCTCAACCTCTTTCAGGCGGTTGATGTATGGAGCGAGCACATTGGCATCTACGCCGCGATGACTGCCCCAAGCCTCGAAGTAGGCTGCAGTTGATTTTCCGCCGGCCTCCATTGCGAGGGTCGTGCGCTGGATTGCTTGGACGATGCTCCGCTGAGCGGCTTCTACTTGACGGGAGGACGCGGTGGCGCCAGCGCCGACTTCCGACACCGCACGACCAGTGTTGCGCGCTGCGTCAGTAGCCTGGCGAAGCCCTGCCTCGACACCCGATGCATCGGCCACAACCCGAATTGTTGCGGTGTTGGTGATATCGCTCATTCATTCGCCCATGAAAAAAGCCAGCTCGAAAGCTGGCTTTATGGTGGTTTTAAGAATTAGTTACATGATCGCGGCATACTCTTGAAGCGACGCGGGAGTGCCGCCTCTATCGCATTGGCTGCGAGCCTGCAGGTGGTAGAGGCCTTGTCCAGCTCACTTCTCAGCGCAAATGCGCGGCCGTCTTTCCTTGCCCCTCCCCAATCAGCGCATCAACGGCAGGAGCAACCCGATTGCCCCGGCCACCTTGTCGAACGCCGCGGCAAGTACGTAGACTCCAATTGCGAACATAACCCAACGGCTGTGGGGAATATCCATCTTCAGTCCTTTCAACCAATCGATCGCCAGCTTGATGCCGGGCCGTTTAGTGCTATCATTCATCTATGTTCTTTCGTAGGTCAGTACGGAGGAAATAAAAAAGCCCTGAACGTTTGCGCGTCAGGGCTTTTTGCTTATCTATTGTGTCTATGTGAGGCAGCTGCCTCACTCCTTCTCGGCCATCACCCGCAGGGCCTCGTGCTCCATCGTTCGGATGTCCTGCTCGAGCTCTTCCGCCTCTTCGTCCGACAGCTTCATGCGGTCCAGCTTGGCGAACAGCACCAGGTAATCCAAGCCGGTCGCGCCGCCCATCCCTACTCGCCATTGCGTCTGCAAGTCGACGAAGAGGAAGTAGGCCCGCTCGTTCTCCGGCCATAGCTCGACCGCCTCGCACTCGAGGTCCTCAGGCAACATGCCGGCCGCCGCGATCTCATGCTCGCTCGGCACCGGCGTGTACATGGCCCTGGCGGCGGCGGTCAGTTTCCCAGGCGACCTTCGTTGATGGCTTTGCGGTAGGTCTCGATCGCAGTGGAGATCGCGGCTGGCACTTCGTCGGCCAGCTGCTCGACCGCGGCGCGATCAAACTTCTCGTCAAGGTTCCAGCCTTCGACGACCTGCATCAGATAGTCCACCTGCAGGGAGACGTCGCGGTCCAGCATGTCGACCTGCTTCAGTGGCTCGATCGACTCGCCCTTGTCGGCCTTCGACTTGATCGACGCGATATCAGCGTCGTGCTGCGCCTGGGCGGCGGCCTGCACCTCGTCAGTCAGCTTGGCCAGCTCCTTGCGGCTGCGGTATTTGAAGGTCAGCTCCATGCTGCCCTCACCACCCTCCACCATTGCGAAGGTGATGACGCGTGCGAACGATTTCGGGCGTGCGCCCAGCTTGATTTTCTGTGCCATGGTTATTCTCTTTCGGAATCGGGATAAAAAGACCGCAGGGGGCGACCCTGCGGCAGAAAAGGCCGGCACCGCGCTTGTTAGGCGCCGACCTGGCAACCCACTTACGAGGCGTAACGGACCGGGCGGCCCTGCAGCGCCATGCCGCACTTCACGACCATGGCGTTACCCTTGCCCATGGACGGGGTCGGATTGAAGCCCATCAGCCCCGAGTAAAGCAGCGTCGCGCCAGTTGGTAGAACCGCGCGGACGGCGGTTTGGGTCTGGTTGTCGGTGGCCGACTGCAGCACAGCGTGGTGCGGCAGGGTCTGGTCATCGGCGATGGTCATCGTGACCGACGTCGCCGAGAAGCCGTTCGGCACCTGAATCTCGTCCGGGTAGTCGAGGAATTCCTCGGTGTTGTACTTCGGGTCACCGCCGGAGACTTCGAATGCCTTCATGAACGGGATCGGCACCCAGGTCGAGATCTTGCGCACCGAGCCAGTGCCGGCGCCAGCCGGGAAGATCTTGGTGGACGTGGTGTCGAATCCCTCCAGGGTGACAGTCGTGCCGGTGGCGGTCTTCACGCGGAAGACGCGGCCATTGGCGCGCGGCCAGGTGCTGGTGAACTCCAGGAAGTCGCCGACTGCGTAGGTATTGACAGCAGTGGTCAGCACGCACTCCGAGGCGTTGGTCGCAGCCGAAACCGAGATCGCCGCAGCGTAAGCCGAGGCAACCGCGAAGGCGGCGCCGTTAGGGACAGAAATAGCCATTGATATGGGCCTTTCAAGTAAAAAAGCCCGGAACCCGGGCATGAAAAAAGCCGCCCGGATTGCTCGGGGCGGCTCGGTTTAGGTTGTGCGCGGCGCTACAGCCAGAGGCCGAAGTCCTGCATCGTCCCGCGGTACTGCGTTGTTTCGTCGTAAGTGGCAACGCGGCCGGCAAGGACGTCGGGCTGGAGGTCGATCGCAGCACGGACCGCATCTTCGACTTGGGCGCCGATCTCCGACGCCTCAAGGCGGGTCGCAGCCCATACGTTGACCTGCATGCGCGTGTTAGTCTTGCCCGGCGCCTCCCCGCTCAAGAAGTTGATCGGCTCGCCGCCGACTGCCTGGTAGGTGATGTATGGCACCGGCGTGTTCTCGGGCGCCACATCAGGGAAGACGCGCCCGCCGGCCAGGCTTAGCAGGGCCTGATAGAGTTCAGCTTCGATGGTCATTGGGTTGCATTCGCCAGGAGGAGCTGGATTAACCTTTGTGTCATCACGTCTACCGCCTCCTGTTTTTTGCTTTCATAGGCTGGGCGCATGAACGGGTAGGCTGGCACTCGGGCGTCGCCATACTCTAGAAGAGCAGCGGCGCGATGGGCTTTCCACCCGACCTTCCGGCCTCTTTTTCCGATGTTGGTGTTTTCGGGCACGAACTTGTGTCCTTTCTCTACCCATCTCCAATAAAAGGCGTCATCGCTGCCGTACCCGCCTGCCCGAACCGTCACAAGGTAGACCTGTCGAACCTTTCCGTCCGACTGCTCCTCCAAGCGCTTGACGATGATGTTGTCGTGGATCGTCCAGGTCTTAGCGTGCCTGGCGGCGTTTCGCTTTGCCTCCTCTCGGAAGATCTCAGCGCCCGCGAAGCCGGTAACGCGGAGAACGTCCTCGCTAACGCCGTCTTCAAGCCTGGAGAGCGCGGTTGCGAACTCGGTTTCGAAGCGGGATAGATCGAACTCGATCATTTCGCGCTCTCGCAAACAAGGAACATGAACTGTCGATCGTTGGAGTCCGGCAGCGGCGGCCCCTTGATCTCGTACTCTTCGCCCAGGTAGCGCACGCGCATCGCACTGTCGACGTCGGGCCGCGCGCGGATTCGGACCGAAGCGCGCCGAACGTTGGCCTGCAGGTTCGCGCGCAGCACTTGGGCGCCAGTTTCGAATAGGACGTCAGCCCAGACGGTGGCGACCTCTGGCCAGCTTTCTGTAGGCTGGCCCGCAGCGTCCTTGCTTGACTCGCGGCGCAGCAAAGTGACTCGATGATTCATCATAGGTACACCATGAGCCCGTCCAGCAGGCGCTCAAAGTCCGCCTCTTTAGCATTCGCGACCGGCGCGAAGTACTGGTTCACACGCGCCAGAATGTAGCTCTTAGCCTCATCCGGCACATCTGCATCGGTAGACCCGTAACCGCAGGTGAACTGCACCTCGACGGCATTGATGCGCACCGCGGTCGCTGGCCAGGCCTTTCCCGGTGCCGGTACGATGTACCCGGGCTCGCTCTTGTCGTCCACAAGGTAGTCTTGCGGATCAAGCGTTTGCAGAACCCCGCTCGTGTCGTAGAACTTGACGTGCTCGACGCCTATGACAGGCGACTTAGGCATCTGAATCGCGCCGGGGAACGCATCGAGCGCGACCTCCCAGGTCTGCTCGATGAACGCCCGCGCCGTCTTGTGCTCCGCGTCGCGGGTGTATGCCCGGACCTCACGTGCGATGTCGTCGTCCAGGGCCGATACACCGCTTTCGTCGACATCGACCCGGGCCGATCGCCGCGCAGCTTCCATCGACACCGCCAGTGCTGCTGGCGGCACGATCAGTCGTGTGCTCATCTGGAGTTCCTTTGCGTTGCCGGTGGCCGGCCATTCGCAGCCTGGTAACCCGGCCCATCAGGCGCCCGGGCGAATTCGATGGCGGGCTCCGGCGCGCGCGAAAGCTGCGCCTTCACGGCTGGCAGATCGGCCACGCTGTACGCGCCCGGCGCACCGGCGCTAACCGCATCAGCAGGCGGTGCAACGCGCTGCTCTTGCGGAGCCGCTGCCGCCCGCTCCAGCTGATCACGCACGACTGGGAGATCGGCGATGTTGATCATCAGGGGTCTACCTTGTTGAACCAGGTGGTTTTGTCGAACCGCTCGCCGTTGGCGCAGGTGACGCGCGCTACCCACTTCCAGCCTTCGGGCGGCTCGGCATCCGTACCGCCCAGGAACGCCACGACGAAGGTGCGAGGGACGCCCGCCAGAGTCGCCGTCTGGATTTGGGGTGGCTCGATCTGCACCACGCCGACCAGAACCAACTCCACGGATAATGCGGTGGTAGCGCGATCCGCGAGCTCGTCCGTGATGTCGGCCGCGTAGTGACTCTTCTCATCTGGATCGCGGGGGACCGTCCACTTGTCACCGACTTTAGTTGGCTGTATTGCGCTCATCTGATCGAACCTCACTCTCGGGCCGCTGCCCTCAAACACGACAACCCGGCTGCCGCTGCCTTCGAAAACAACGACGCGACTTGGGGATATTTTTGATACATCGATGGGGCCCACGGCGCTGGCGACGTCGAACGTTCCGATAAGGTTGCGCTGAACACCGGCAAGCACGCTAAAGGAGCCGGCGAAATCCTTCATTACCGCCGACACGATGCTGAAGGTGCCGACAATGTCTGCCGATACAGCAGTAGGACCAGACGCCAAGATGTCGAACGACCCGACGAAGTTCTGCGACACGCTTCCCAGCATGCTGAAGCTGCCGGCAAAATTCTGCTGTACGCCCGCCAGTGCGCTGAACGAGCCTGCAAAGTCCTGTTGGACCGTTGCCAACACGCTGAACGATCCGGCGAGGTCCTGCTGGACGCTGCCCAGGATGCTGAAGGTGCCGGGGAAGTCTGCTGAGACGGCGGTCGGCGCAGCCACGCCCTGGTCGATCGTGAAGACGTCGACGCTGTCGGTGCCAAGTGCGGTCGCGTACAGGAACTTGTTGTTCGGCGTGACAGCGACGTCGTATGGCCCCTTACTACCGCCACCTTGCGGGCTTGCCAGGCCGACGTTCGACGTCGTGACCGATCCGGGAGTCTTGAACTTGAGCCCGCCGGTCGATAAGTCGGTTGAGCTCCGGTCGTACTGCGTGATCTTCTGCACGTCGCTCAGGGCGATGTACAGAGAAGTGTTGCCGCTATCTCGCGACAGCGCCGAGCCCCACGGCCCGCCATTGTTATCCGAGGTCTGCGCAGGGTGGCCGATGTCGGTCAGTACGTTCGTCGACGGATTGCGCGAGTAGCAGCCGGTGAACTGACTGCCGCTGTCGCATGCCACGTAGACGAAAAGGCCGTCGTCCGTGATCTCGATCGTTGCGGCCGACCCCGACGGCGTGGCCGTGGTGACGGGACTGGACAGCTGACCATACGTTCCCGACGCGGGATTATTGTCCCGCACATAGCCAGATATCGTGCTCGCAGTAGCCGACGTCACATAGAAGGCGTTGCCGTCCGGGGTTACCGCGACATGGAACGCTCCCACGAGCGGGACGCTCTGTATCTCGGTAAGAGCGCCAGTGCTGGTATTGCGCGAATAGACCCGGATGTTACCTGCAGCGCTTCCGCCGGTGTACATCGCCACGTAGACGTGCGCGTTGTCCGGCGATACGGTGATGCCGACCGGGTAGCTGACGTTTGCGTTCGTATAGGTGAACGGTACCGTCAGCGAGCCGTCGGCGGCGTCGCGAGCGAGCGTGTGGATCCTCGAGTTGCCAGACGCGGTCGCATAGACGTTCTTGCCGTCTGGGCTGACCGCGGCATAGCGCATCGCCGACGACACGTTGATGAACGTCGACTTTCCGGCGATGGTGGACAGCGCGCCTGTTGTCTGGTCGATAGCCAGCTGCGCGACGCCGGCGAGCGTCGTCGTGCTGCCGTTAAGGACAACATACAGGTTCTTCCCGTCCGGAGACGGGGCGAGTCCATATGGAATCGTGCCGGCAGGCAGGGCGAACGTCGACGCGAGGGTTAATGCGCCCTTGTTGGCCATATCGACCCTTTACGCGTTAGTGCTGCCGGCGACCCGGATGGTGTAGGCGTCACCCGTGATGGCCGGAGCGCCGGCGCTGATGGTGCGGCGCAGCCACAGGGCGCGGGATTGACCAGCCGGGATGTCGCCCAGGGACACCGGGCCGGCGCCGAAGGTCACGCTGGCCGGAGCGGTGGTCTCGTTGGCGACGGCAGTTTCCGTGCCGTTGACGGCGCTGGTTCCCAGCCCAATATCGATGATGCTGGTGCTGTCGGGGGTATCGGACTGCACCACGGCGGTGGGACTGAGCAGCGTCAGGCTAGCGTGTGCGTTGTGGATGTAGACGCAGCGGTATTCAACAGAGCCTGCTACCGCCTCGGCGGCGCTGACGGTGTCGAAAAGGCCCGACGGCGCCGCATTCGACGACTTAACGCCGCCGATGGACGTATTTGCGTTGCTATTGGAAGCGCCGCCGGAGAGGCGCTGCACGATGTCGGTAGATGCGATTGCCATGGCGGCCTTTCATTGTTCAGAGAGCCGGCCGGCGATAAACGCCAGCAGCTCATCGTCGGACTTGCCGACTATGTCGTTTGGGGAGGCAGGCTGATCTACAGCTCGATAGTCTTCATGCGGCCATGCCGCTCTAGCATCACCTTGGTGATGCCGCGCTCGCGCAAAAGGTCAAGCGTCTTGGCCCATGTCTCGCGATCCACTTGACCGACGGCGCCGTGCAGATAAACGATGCGGTCGGTAAGGTGCGTTACCGTTACGATGGCCAGATACGGAGCGCGCTTTTCGTAGCCGCCCGGTTGGTCGTAGGCACGGATGCTCGACACTTCAGGAGTCATCGTCAGGTGGATCAATTCACCCTCCGGGGTTCGGTGGTTGAGTACCCGGAGCCGCCAGGTCGGCACGCACAGTGGCGAGTCAGGCGGCGGCTTCGGGGCTCATGGGATTACTGCGCTTTAGGCTTGCGGCCCGGCTTGGCCGGCGCGGGAGCATCGGCTGCGTCGACAGTCGATGCCTCAACGGGATCGGTGGCTTCCGGCTCTGCACTCGCTGGCACCGTCTTCGCGCCCGCCTCCTCGGCCAGACCCGAGCCGACGAAGGCCTCCGCTAGTTCCCGTGCGCCAGCGGTCGTGGTCAAGTCGTATTCCTGGCCTTCCTCGTATGAGGAAACCCGAATACCGTCGACCGAGCCGGGCGCAGTGCTCAACATGCGGATCTTCATGCTTAAGCGGTCGGCGCGCTGGCCGGGCTGCCGAGGATGACGTACGCGGCGCAGTCCAAGGTGGGGCTCGTTCCGGCGACGATTTTCAGGATGGCGCGGATGTAGCGCTTGTAGCCGATGTACGACACCTGCGACACTTGGTTGGCTGCGGCAATCACTGGCTCGACGCCACGCAGGTCTTTGTCCGCGACAGCGGTGAAGGTGGCGTTGTCATCGCTTTCCTGCACTTCGAAAGTGAAGGTTGGCGAAGCTGTGCCACCGATTGCGCCGTTCGCAAACACGACGGAGGCCGCGCTAAAGCCGGACAGATCGACGCCCGAGCCGTTCGCCGCTGCGGTGCGGGTTGCCGGGATCAGGGACTGGACCGGCTTGATGTTGGATTTCAAGTCGCGCATAGTCGACTCCTACAGTATGGGTTGCGGGAATCCCCGGCGCGGGGCCGGGGAAGTGCTGTCGATTAGGCGGCGATCTTCAGCTTGCGGCCGGCTTCGGCCTGGCGCACGCCACCGCCAACGCGACGGCGAGCACGGAACACGACCAGGCCATCGTCCGCGCCGGTGGTGTAGTCGGCCTGCAGCGAGACGTTCACGCGGTCCGCGATCACATACAGCTTTTTCCAGTCAGCGAAGACAACCGGGTACGCGTTCGCCGCGACGTTCGGCAGGTCAGCCATTTCGGCGTACGCAGCCCCGAGGATGGTGTTCGGCATGCCGTTGGCGATGCCAGGAGCCCACAGATACTGATTGGTGGAGTCCTTGAGCTTGCGCACCTGGCCGAGCGTGTTGCGGTTCAGGCCGAAGATCGCGCTGCGGGCGTAGGCGGTTTTCAGATCGCTGTACAGGGTCAGCATGCCGTCAGCGGTCAGCAGATTGGCGTCGCCGCTCTTGCTGAAGCCGATATCTGGATTGACCAAGATGCCTTCCATCTGGGCCGAGCCACCGGTGCCGCTGATCGACTCGACGCCTTCGCGCACCGAGAACTGGTCGGCGGCATCTTCGCGCAGTTCGGCGAACAGGTCATAGTCGGAGTCTTCTAGCATCTGCTGCGACACCTCGATACGCGCGAACATCTCCGGCGCGAAGAACTGCAGCACGCCGTAGGCCGGGTCGCCGGTGTTGGTACGCTTCTGCGTCTCTCCGATGCGCGACGCGGCGCCGTTGCCGATCTTGCGCGGCATTTTTAGGCTGTCGGAGCCGATCGTGCGAACGGTTGCCAGCGCACGAATCGGGGTCATCTCGATGATGTTCTTGATGATCTCTTTCTGCATTTCCGGCGGTGCCAGCAGGTAGCCAGCGCTTGCGTCGTCACCCTTGACCAGTGCTGCCGAGCGCTCGCGGACCATCTGCATGTCCGCCGGATCGCGGTCGCCGGCCGATTTGCGCATCACGCGATTGAACGCGTCCATGTATTCTTGCGCAGCCTTTGCTTGCGGGTCGGAGGCGCCGCCCAGGCCGGCACGGTTGGCGATCTTCTCGATCGAATCCAGTTGCTCCTGCATGGCCTTGTTTTGCTGCTCGATCAGCACCAACTTCTGGTTGCCTTCTTCGTGCTTGTCGAAGACCTTGTTGATCTTGTCGAGCTTTTCGTCCAGTGCTGCGCTTTGTTTCTTCAGGTTCGCGTCGTTCGTTTTCTTGAACTCGGTGAACGCTTCCATTACTTCGGTAACGGCGTCTTTGTCTGCCATGGTCATTCCTTGATGGTGGAGGTAAGTTGTTTGATGCCTTGCGCGAGCCGGCGGGCGGCTGCGTTCTGCTCATCCGCAGAGTCCCCACCATCACGGAGGGGCTTTACTGGCGGTTCGGACGAATCGTCGCGATTCACCCGCGACATCGCGGCTGCGATGCGCTTTGCTTGCGCGTTCGAGAGCCCTTCTCCGTCGCGGAGGAAGGTTTCGAACTCGCGAATTTCTGGGCCGCCGGCGGAGGCCAGCAGGTTGCTCGGGGTATTCCGGAAGTAGTTCAGCATCGCCGAGGCGGCGGCTTTCTTCTTCTTGGCCGGGACGATCGTATCGGCGAAGCCTGCGTCGACCGCGGCTTGACCGAGGAACCAGGTTTCGGCGTTGACCCACGCCTCCAAGTCAGCGCGCTTGGCTCCAGTCCTGGCTTCGTAGATGTTGATCAGGCCTGCCTGCAGCTGGTCAAGAACGTCGGCCTCCTTGCGGAAAGCATCGGCGTCACCCCACATGCCGGACCATGGCTTGTGGATCATCAGGTTGGCGCCTTCACTGATCCGGATCTCGTCGCCCGCCATCACGATCACACTGGCGATCGAGGCTGCAATACTATCGACGTGCATGACGATCTTTGCGTCGTGCCGCGCGAGCGCCTGGTAGATCGCCAGGCCCTCGAACACTAGGCCCCCACCGCTGTTTACGCGGACATTAATCGTGTCGACGTCGAGATCGGCGATCTGGCTCGTGATCGACTCGCCGGTAATACCTTCGTCATACCAGCCGTAGCCGATGTCGCCGTAGATCAGGATCTCTGCCTCGGTCTCGCCGGCGTCGGCGTTAATGCGCACATGCCCGGGCTTGAGGGCCATCCGATTGGCGTGCCGGAACGAGCCTGCATCCTGCGGATCCTCCTGGGCCAGTTGCGACAGGACGGCATCGAGGTTGTCGCGCGCCTCGCGCAGCAGGCGTTCGTTTTCAGCGGACAGTACTCGTCCTGCAGCCTTTCGCTGCATATTCGGTGGGGGCATTCGGGATTACTCCTAGGGAGCTGCTATTGCAGGTTCGGCGGGCTTGGGCTCGCCAACGATATTTGCGGGGATGCGCAGGCGGTTGCTCGATGGGTCGGGGTCAGGATTGAGATCCAATTTTGCTCTTGCCTCATTCGGCCACATGAGGCCGCCATTGACATAGCCAAGAAGGATGTCTTTCGTATCCTTGGCGGAGCCGCGCATCATGCCCTCTTCGACATGATTCACGTAGTAGCCCTGAGCCTGCTCTTCGTCGCTCAAAAGGTTGATGACCGCTGACTGCTCAAATGACTCCCATCGCGGCGCCAAGCAGTCTTCGCGGTGCGCACGATTCATCTCCTCAGCGCTCGCGAACGTCGCAGTTTTGTCTGAATAACCTACTTTGATCGGCAGGACGCCGAAGAACGCGCAAATCTGCTCGATCTGCGTCTTCCGGGTTTCGTTGGTCTGGGCGTCGATTCCACTCATGGACGTATTCAGGAACTTCGCGCCGCGGTCAAGGACCATAGCCTTGCCAACGTTTTGGAGCCCGCCGAACTGGGTATTGACCCAGTCGCTCAGCTTTTTATGCTGCTCCTTGTCGAGGTTCCCCTCCACGGAGTACACGCCAGAATTCCTGACCCCGTTCTTGTGCAGCTGAGCGACCGCCTCCTCAGTTGCCAGCGCAAGGCCTATTGCCTCGCGAGCCAGCTTTACGACATCGAGGCCCTCGAAGCCATCGATCGACGGACCGCGCAGGTGCCAGATTTGGTCTGGACCGAACGTGCGCAGGCTGCCGTCGTAGCCGACGACATCATAGAAGATGTTCAGATTCTGATCGCGGCGAGGCGACACCATGCCTGGCGAGAAAGGGATCAACTCAAGCAGCCGCCCGGTCACACTGCGACTTTTGAAGACAAAAGCCTGCCCGCAAAGCTCGACGTGCCACGCCAACATTTGGCGAAATTCAAAGCTGGTCTGCCATCCATTCGGCTTTAGTGCGAGTAGGCGATACAGAGGATGATTCTTGGCCGGCAGCCTGCTCTTTCCATCCGCCTCCTCTTTCATCAGCTTGAGTGGCACTTGAGCCATGCCGTTGCCAATTACGCGGCAGCAGGCGAATACGGTTGCCACCTGGATTGCTGTCCGCACCGTCACCGCTTTGCCTGTGACGGACGACAGCCATCCTGCCATTTCCTGCCAAAATGGCTCAGTGAAGGCTTGGTTGCGCCGAGATCCGGTCGCCGGGACAAACAGAGCCATCAGTCAGCGTCCTCTTGCTTCTTTGGCTTCCCAGCCGCGATTACGCCTCCGGCGATCATGAGCGTCCCAGCAACGAGAAAACCCGCCGCCGGGTGGAGTATTCCCGCGCCAAAAGATAGCGTTATGGCGCCACAGACGATAAGCACGTCGGGAACCGCATTGATCAGTTTCTTCATCGGGTATCCCAGAATGATGTTGTCGCTTCCTCGCCGCTGATCGCGCGAGCGACGCCCATGATTGCGGCCACTGGACCGTCGATCTTCTGCTCGGGCTTTTCCTTGCGAGGATAGATATTGTCCTTGGCGTCGAGCTTGGCCACGACGTTGGACATCATCCAGGTGAGCATCGGATTGCCATCGTGATGCACGCGCCCGGCCTTGATCGCGCTCTCAAGCTCTTTCATCGGAAGCGATAGGTTCTTTACCTGCGCCCCCAGCTCGACAGCAGTGATGCCGTTTTTCGTAAGCCGCTGTTCCAGCTGCGCGGCGCGCCACGGGTCGAAGACAACTTCCTCCGGCCCGTACTCGGCCACCAGCGCCAGCATGTCTTCCTCGATCAGGTCGAAGTCGATTTCGGCGCCGTCATGCTGCTGCAAGAAGCCTTCGATCACCCACTTTCGGTAGGCGTTGGCGTTCTTTTCGGCGCCCTCGATGGCGGCTTCCGGAAGGTAGTAGTCGCCGAACAGGTAGAAGTGCTGCTTGCCGTCAATCACGCGCACGAACACCAGCATGAGCACGCAGATGTCCGATCGGCTGGCCAGGTCGAGCGTCAGGTAGCAGCGATCGCCCTTGAACTGCTCTCGGCGCAGGGTGTAGTCCGCGCATTTCATCCACTCGAGCATGTTCAGCCAGGCGGACTTCGCTGAGCACCAGATGTTCAAGTGCTTCGTCTTGAAGCGAGTCTGCTTCGACGCACTCTGCGTTGCCTGTCGTTGCTGCGACAGCAAGAAGTCTTCATCAACAGAGATGCCGAAATTCGGATTTGCCTTGCGCAGCACCGCGGGGCTCGTCCAGTCATCGCCGTCGTCGATCGTATAGATCAGCGCGAACAGCTCAGGATCGTCCAACGTCCCTTCCAGCACCTTCTTGGCCTCAACCTCCTGGTCATAGCACGGGCCGGCGATATTGAAGCCTGCCGTAGTGATCATCAGGAGCAGCGGCTGTTCACGCGCGCCCATGCCGGTTTCCATGGTGTCGACCAGGTCCGACGAATCGTGCTCGTGGTACTCGTCTACAATCGCGCAAGATGGTGACGCACCGTCGCCAGGCTTGCCGATTACAGGCTCGAAGCGCGAGCCATCTGCCGGCACGATCAGAGACTTTGCCCAGACCTCAGCGCCCAACGCTTCCTGCAGTTCCGGTGTGCGCTCGAGCATCTGCTTAGCCGGCCGGAACACCTCCCAAGCCTGCGCCTCGGTGGTCGCGCCAGAGTAGACCTCAGCACCAAACTCGCCATCGACGGAGAACATGTACAGGCCGATGCCCGAGCCGATGATCGACTTCCCGTTCTTTCGCGGCACGGCGAAGTACGCGCGGCGATAGCGCCGGCGATCGTTCTTCTTGATCTTCCAACCGAACAGCGTCGTGAAGGCGAAGCACTGCCAAGGCTGCAGCTCGATGAGCTCGCGCTTGCGAGCCCACTTGCCCTTTGTATGAGGCATCAGCGACAGGAACGTGCAGACCTTGTTGGCCGCATCCTCGTCGAAGTAATACGGGAACGCCTTGCGGCGGCTAGCCTTCAGGTCGTCCAGGTGCTTCTTACACGCCAGCTTGACCCACTTGCAAGCGACGATTTTTCCTTTGACGACTGCCTGCGCGTACTCCTGTGCCTTGCCGACGAAATCGGCCGGCATAGTCAATGTGCCTTTTTAGATCCGCCCATCATTTCGTGGAACGGGTTCGAGGGAGCTTGCTTTTTGATCGAGACGCGAGAGCGATCCGCCGGCGTCATGCCGAGGACCGCGAGCGCCGTGCGAATTTGCGCGACCTGGGCGGATGTGACCTCGGCGTCATCCGCCTTTCGGAACTGCGCAATTAACCGCGCCGCCAACTCGACCGCCATTCGGTCGGTCGCTTGCAAGACTGAGGCTGGTAGGACGCTGACGATTTCATTCCAGACCGCTTTTTGATGCGCCTTGAAATACGTCGGCGGCTTGACGTCGAACTCGCCGGCCTCAAAGTCTTCGCGGCGCCGGCCGGGATCCTTGTCGAACGCACCCCGAGCCTCCAGCACCGCCGAAGGGGTTCGGGGTTTGGCCATACTTGCGACCTCCTCGGCCCAAATTCTCAATTGCGGAAATATGAAAAAGACGGACTAGACGGTCTAGGGCGCAAAAGCCCCCAAGATTTACCCCGCCCGGGTACGTTCCGTCGCCGTCTTTGCTTTGTGGCAAGTAGCGCAAGCCGCCTGCAGGTTCGAGTCCGCCTCGATCTGCCCTGTGGTCCAGCCTTGGGCACGTGCCTGCGCCTTGCTCACCTTATGGTCGACCTCGCTCGCGATGAAGCGGCAGGTCGGGCCTTTGATCTGGCAGAGGCCACAATCGCGGCTCAGGATGCGCTCGCGCGTCTGCTGCCATGCGTAGCCGTAGCCGCGCTGCGCGCTTGTCTTATCCGCGTTACTGCGAACCCAGCCCGATTCCTGCTTGGCGTGCTTCTCGCAGTAGCCCGGCGCGTCAATCAGAGCCCCGCACGCCACCTTGCGGCATATAGCTTTCGGACGAGCCGGCATCAGTCGAGCGGCGCGCCCATGTAGCGCGCGATGTCTTCAGTCGACCAGTCGCACGGCAGGCGCCTCGATATGCGCTCCATGAACTCGCGGTGCGCGCGCTCGGCACGCTCTCGCATCCAAGCGTCGAAGTCGAATAGCGGTTCCTCGCGTGGCACAGGCTCCGGCTCGGCGTGGACAACATGCGACAAGCGGATCGAGGAGTCCAACACCATCACCCTGAAGTGCGGGGGCAGCGCACGGCGCATCCATTCCTGGATCCGGGTATGCTGTTCGGCCGTCAGCCGTTGGTCGACCGACGCGACGATCACGTCACCAGGCGCAGCGCGCAATACCTCGATCCGTGCTTGCAACTCAGTCATCGCATACTCCAGTTGTCATCCACCTCACCGAGGTCCGCGTATGGAATGGGGCTTGCATTTGGGGCGAACAAATGCTTGAGGCGGCCGAGGCCGTTGGTCGGCACCTCGCACACCACCTCAACAAAGAGCATGCCGGTGCGGCCGTATCCTTTCGCCCGCAGCGCCTCTTGCGCCTGCTCGCACTGCGCCAGGTGTTCGCACAGCTGATTCAGGCGATGTAGGTCACTGACCTTGCCTTCGTTAGCATAGGAGCCGAAGACGGCGCGCAGGATCTCGGCGCGGTATCTGATTGCGATGGAGTTCATGCCGCCGCCCGCGCGACGTCGATCACCGCACTCTCGCGCAGCATCTGCATCACGAACTTCAGCCAGGCGAGTTCTGCTTCGACGCTCATAACTTCCTCTCCCCAAAGCCGGGCACATCCTTCTCTTCGGTAGTAAAGAGGCCATAGATCCAGGCGAAGGCAGCAAGGCCAACCAGCGTCCACATGACGCCATAGGCCCACGCCGGCGCACCGAGTCGATCAAGCAGAAGCCAATATAAGGCGGCACCCGGGAGCGGTGAGCGCGTCGGCAACGAGGACGATTTGATTGCCACCTTGCGTTTCATGCGCACCTCACAAATAAAAAAGCCACCAGCGCATTACTGCGACAGGCGGCGAAGGCTCTCCAACCTAGCGCGGAAATGGAGAGCTGGAGACGGGTTGCGGCGGCCGGTGCTAATGATCCGGCAATGACATCGTGCTGAGCGCGCACTCCATCGCACGATCGACATCGACTAGGCGCATCAGCTAATGCGCATTCACCACACTGCCGCTGGCTACTCCCGTCGGTGGCATTCCTACCATGGAGGGTCTTGTGCGAGTAATCAGCGGTAGTGTGGTCACCGGATTACGCCGGTGAGGCGGCTGCTTACAGCGTGCAGCGGCGTTGCGCGCCCGGGTAGACGCTCGCCTGTTCTGGCCGATGCCAGGTCAAATTCTCGTGTGCGTGTGGCGCCGTCTCTTGAGTGTCGCCGGGCGGGCGCTCCGGCACTCATCGGGCAACTATGATCCCGTGCGCGTTTCGTCGCGCTTCTACGTGATGACCAGGTTCAGGTCGGGTTAAGCGATGCCGATGCCTTCTTTCATACCCGTCTCCTTGCGAGGTTGGCGACCTTTAGGCGGATCGCTTACGCCGGAAATAGAAAAGCCCGCTGACCTTTCGGGGCGGGCTTGGTGTGCTCCAGGGCTATCTGCCAAGTGAGCGATGTAGGTTGGTCTGCAGGCCTTTCACCCGCTACGTTTTCGGCGCCTGAGTTGCCCCAGGGATTACGCGCTTCTCGACCCATCGACAGTTCTTTCAGGCGAACGCCGGCTGTAACGCGGGCGGGGTGTTTCGACTGCCTCGGGTGATGGTGGCGCCGGGTGGCGCGCATTACATGGTGCCGAGGGAACTGTGTTGAGGACTAAAGTTTACGCCTGTTTTTTAGTAGATGCAATACTGTTGTGCTGATCATTCGCTGCTTTTAATCGGGCGCCTCATCGCCGATTCGCGATTTCACGAACGCACGCATGGCTGCAATAAGAGCCGTCGATCCCTGAGCTTGGCACTTCCCATAGCCGACTTCCACGCCAGTGTCGAGTTCCGCTCCTTCGATTTCCGCGAACCACTCTCGATCATTCTTGCCGATTGCCGCGATCGTTATGCGAGACCGCTCAATTATCGGACCCGCCAAGCTCCAACTTGTCGAGGGGCTATAGCGCGTTTTGTCCGGTCCGACAACACAATAACGCTGTGGAAAGCTAGGCATCATGTGGTCGTTCATGATCCCCGTTTCCATACGATGCGCTAGCGCGACTTGCGCATCGAGATCAGCTCCTTCTAGGTTATCCACCTTTCTCACGCTATCCCTTTCTTGCGCCTGAGGTATGGGCGCCTATTCGCTATTGTCGCACGTTGGCATTTGCCCTTGGGCAGCGCGCATCGACTCGACCTCAGCCGGGTTCTCGTCGCGCCATTGCTGCCAGCTGCCGTCGGTCAGCTTCCACTCGATCCATTCGGGGCTATCGGCCGATGGCTGCAACTTACGGCGCCGACGGTCAGCGCAGTGCTGACAAAGCTGGATGCACCTATCGTTTGCGCGCTGGTGTTCGCCGCAGATGAATAGGCCGCAGCCATATTCCCCGCCATACGGTTCGCCGCCGCACACGTAGCCCAGTCCGCGATCGATCTCAGCGCCACAACCCGGATGATCGCACCTCGCGGGCACGCCGTAGCCGACGTCACGGTTCCAATTACTGTCGTATCCGATAGACCAGCCCATTACGCCGCCTGCCGCATCTTAGCGCCGGCCCGCGCGCCGTGCGACTGGCACAGGCTCTCGAGGTCGCTCACCATGTCCTTGATGTAGCGGACTTCCAAGGCGCCGCCCTTGACCGGCTCACGGCCTGGCGTATCGGCGCAATGCGTGCAGGCTCGGCCGGAGCTCGTGCTGATCTTGGTGCCGTTGCACTGCTCACACTCGCCGCCTAACCAGTGGGCCAGCGAGTGCAGCGCGATCTTCTTATAGATGCCGATCGCCGCGGCGAGGTCCCATTCGGCCTTGATCTTGATCCACTGGCGCGCGCGGCCCTTCTCGATCACAGCATCCGTCCAGACCTTCAGCAGCACAGCCAGGTTGTGGTTACCCGATTCGAACGTCTTGTGGCTGATGCCGTCGGCGTACTTCACGCGCGAGAGCATCGAACCGAAGATGCTCCCCGAGCCGCCCGACAGGTCCGCTAGCGCCGCCGCCGCGAGGATTTCGGTCTGTTTGTGTAGTTCATCGTCCTGCAGGTTGGATGAGTTCAGGGCGTTGAGGTAGCGTTCGGCGAAGGGCATGGCTTGCTCCTAGTAAATATGGAACAAGCTTAGCAGTTCGCGATTTATTTTCTTGCCTGTCCGAACTTTTCCAAATGGAAAGGCGTTGCGAATTAGCCGCGCCAGCGCATCATCTCTTGGGCCTGCAGCTTCGTCTCGGCGTGCGCTGAGCTAGCACCGGACGATTCGCGCTGAAGGTGATCGATGTCGCGGGCCGCTTGCTCGATCGCTTCCCGATAGTATTGCTCGACCCATGAGTGATCGAACAGCGTGCGGCCCGTCGACGTCCCGCGCTGGAAGATGGTGCCGGCGTTTTTCGGTTCGAGCACGATGACTTCGACCTGCAGCCCTCGCTCTCGGGTGCGCCGGCGCAGCTCGTCAGCACTTCGCGAGTCTAAGCAGCCGATCCGATCACCGTCTTTTAGGCTCTCGACAAATGCGGTCGTTCGGCCGGTACGCCGACCCGAGCGGAAGTAGACTTCAGTAGCGCCCTTTACTGCTACGCCAATGCCAAAATGGTCCATCCTCATCCCCTTGTTATGTGCCGCGCAAATCGGTGCGCTGCTTGCCGCCGGCTTAGTCCGCTTTCTTGTTCCGGTCGACCTCGCCGATCTCGATGCGTACGCCGCCAGGCTTTGCCCCGTACTCCCGCCGGATCGTCACCGGGTCGAATTGACTATCGTTAACCTCCAGCGCGTCCGCCACCCCGTCCAGCGCTGGCTTGCAGGCAGCTAGCAGGTTATCCCGGTCGCGGTGGCGCCGATCTGGCTGGATGAATGTGATCACTAGGGGCACCGTATCAGCCTTGCGGCGCTCGACGCCGAACCAGGGAGTGCCCAGCGCCGCGACTCGGGCCAAAGCGTAGGCGCTGGTGCGTGCGGCCTTGCGTAGGGCCGATGTCGCGGCCCAGTGGACGCCCTTGGAGCGGTTCGGGTTCAGCTTGCTGTTGGGGAACGGTAGCTCGACGACGATCATCGGCAAGCCTCCAGCTCCGCAATCGCAGCGTCGACGATCAGGCGCCGGACGTTGGCGCCAGGACCTTCACCGGGCTGCGGATCTCGTACGAGGTCGCAACCGAGCTTCGGCGTGCCGACCACCGCGCGGTGGCGCCAAAACCTAGCCCGGCTAATAAACTGGATCATCAAAGGCCCGCAGGCATTCCAGTCGTTGACCCAGTCCGGCACCTTCGCCTGATCGCGCGAAGCTGGATTCCCTCCCGGCGGCATCCCAAGCAACGCGCCCCCGACGTCGAATATGTCCGTCCAGCCCAGTAGCTCAGCCAAGCGGCGGTTTGCGTCCATTCCAGTCATCCTTTTTGCTCCTGTTGTGTTTTTGCTGCCTGTGCTTCGAACCACTGCACGCGCACCGCCTGATTCGGCGATCGGGTGTACAGCACGCATGCCCGGTTATCCCAGGCTACGAACGGTTCGCGCAGCGGCGTAAAGCTTCCGTCGTAGCCCGTGCAGCGCCCCTTCCCTGCCTTTGCCTGATCGGGGTATTCCTTCATGGCGAAGTTGTGGCACTGGGCGCAAATGTCGGTGCTTACGCGGCTCATGCGGCCTGCCTGTCGTTCGATGCAGCCACGCCAGCGCGAGCATTCCCCGCCTTCTCGCTCATGGCCTTCATGGCCTCACGCAGCTCATCGCGGCGCGCCTGGCGCTGCTCCTCGGTCAGTTGGACGCCCTCAGGGACGGTAGGCGGCATGTACGGGCGCTCGATCCTCTCGGGAGGCGTCACCACGGTGTAGACCTGCGGCGCGGGATCGTCGTTGCCAAGCGCTTGGTTGATGCGACGCTTAAAGTCCGCGGGCATTTCGCCAGTGCGCGGCTCGAGCGGCGGCAGCAGCAGCTTTCCGGCCGCGATCATGCCTTCGCGCGTCTCCCACCAGCCGGCAGGAAGCTTCGGTGGCGGCGCCACGTAAGGGCGGACCTCGTCGAGCCAGCGCCCTGCACGCAACCAGGTCGCCGGGTGTGGGATGAACTGTCCATCTTCCTTGCGCCAGTCGGCGCCCTGCTTCTGGTTCTCGATCGCTTTCAGGATCAGTGCCTGCACCACGGCATCGGGCTTGATCTTCGCCCAAGCTTTCTGTGCGTCCTGCTTGCCGACGCGACGCGGGTACGCCGCCCAAAACTGGTCGAAGGGCTTTATCCTTTCGGCCTCCGGCTCGTCGGGATCGTCGCCGTCAGCGACAGCTAGCGAAGAGGGTTTAGGGTCTTGTTCATTCTCCTGCTCCTGTTCCTGCTCTTGGCTTGCAAGGGGCTTCGAAGCCCCTTCGAAGAGGCTTCCCTGCCCGCGGTTGGACGACATGCAAAAAGCCCTCGCATACATGGCGTAGAAGCCGCCGAGGTAAGGGTTATCAGGGAGAGAGTCGTATTCGTTCTGCACGCCCTTGATGCGCAGGTCCTTGCCTGTCAGGTGGTCGGCGATCTGATAGCGCGCCATCTCCATCACCCAAACCATCTCGCTGTCGTCATCGTATTGGCAGAACCCGGCCTCGATACATCCTTGAAGACCCTTTGAAGCCCCTTCGAAGCCCAAGCCAGTTTCGTGAGCCATGAAGGCTCTCGGCAGGTAGTAGAGGCCGAGCATATTGGCGTGTGGGCAGGTCAGCAGGTACAGGGCGACAAGCTGCGCTTCCAAGCCATGCTTACGCAGCGCCTTGCCGGTCGGGCCGATCCAGAACTTCGGCGAGACCTTGCCGTAGTCACGCATGGGCGCCCTCCCCGCGTTGCTTCAGCTGCCACTTTGCCCACTCGCCAGCGATCCAGGTCACGCCTTTCGGGGTAAAGCGGGCGGCGCTGTACGCATGCCCATTCGCCTGCGCAGTGCCGGTCTTGACGCAAAATCTCCCGGCGTCGATGTGCTGGCCGTACGGCGTCAGGGCGCCAGCGAGCCGGTACATGATCCTTTCCTCGATGAGGAATTCACGGAATTGGCTCTCGTTGGCATGCAGGATCTTTGCCACTTCACGAAAGCCTTTGGTGCCGGTCGAGTCGACATACCGGTCCACGAACTCGACGGCCGGCTTTGCCGCCTCCAGTTCCGCCGCCTGGGCCTCGATGGTCTCCTGCTGCTCTGCCGCAAGGCGAAGCGCCGCAGAGAAGCTTTTTGGAATCGAGAAGCCGGTGGAGGCCATTGAATACGATCCCGTTTTGCGAATCGCCGGGATTACTTCGCTGGTGATCCACTTCTTAAAGGCTCGCGCCGTCGGCTTGCGGCTACCCAGAACCAGGCTGTACAAGCCGGACTCGTTCACAGCAACCATCTGCTGCGCGCCGCTGGGGGTCTGTATTAAACGCAAACCCCTCTCGTCATCGTCCAGGCGGCGGGTCTGGTCGGTGCCGATCCCCAGCACCGCGCAGACGTCGGCGGCCACAAACCAGGGCGCGCCTTCGTCATCCGTCACTATCCTGACCTGCGTCCCGTCGAACTGGAACGGCATGAGGCCGGCGCCCGACGAGGTATTTTGCACACTCAGAATGCTTCCCATATCAATCTCCTAAAAGCGCCGCTTCAAGCGGCATCCTTAGATCTGTGCACGCAGCCGGAGCATCCCGGATCGCTGGCGTGCGTCTTGGTGTACTGACAGTCCGTCGACATCACATGCGGCACCCTGACCCAGAATGCTTCACGTGCCACAGCCGCGTGTTCCGGGCTCCAGCCGTTGCGGTAGCCGCTTTGGGCAAGGTGAAAGGTCTTGGCGCCAGGCCGTGGCTTGTTATGACATCCGTAATTGCTCATGTCCGCTCCTATAGTCCGAGTGCCGAGAACGGGTTCTGCGGCTCTGCGCGAGTTCTGGCCACGAGCTCGTCAACCTGGCGCCGCGCGACGTGCCGCACGTAGCGGTCTGATGCATTCCCGCCGGCCAGAGCCTTCTCAATCGCCTTCTTGACCCGCTTGCGGTACCGCCGATTGTTTTCTGCTACCGTCCGGCGCTTCAGGTCGCACGGCGCGTCTTCGCCAGGGCCGGCGAACATCACCGGCTGGCACGCACCACTTCCCGGTGAGCGCCTCCACTTGCCGATGTGGCAAAGGCCAGGTCTCATGACAGACAGGCGATACTTGACCTGCTCCAGCGTCATCCCTGCGCGTTCCACGATCTCATTGGCCGTCGCCGGCAGCACTGCTAGAACCCGCTCGGCCTCGAGATCGGTGTAGGATGGATTGCAGTCGGGGCAGCGTGCCCAGCCCTTTTTGATCCTTGGCGCCTCGGACTGCACAGTCCTGCCGCATGTACAGGTCAGAACCCAAATTGCGCTACCGTGCTTTGTAGTGCCGGTTCGCTCGGTTGCGGTCAGGTTCGAATGCGGCGACATCGGTGGCTTGCCGGTGCGCTGGCCTGGCTGCGTCATGCCGCCTCCATCGATTTTTCGTGATCGTCACGACTTTCAACCGGCGTCGCATCGATAAATCCGATCAGGTGTCCGCACTCGTCCAGCAACTCCATCTGCGGGCCATAGCGCTCTTCGAATCGCGCCTTGTTCGGGTGCACTGCGATGAGCGATGGATTTGGGCCAGTTCCTTGCTGGTGGTGGCCCGCGCAGATTGGAAGAACGAGGAAGTGCGCACCGGGCTTCGTCCGTCCGTCGATGTGGTGCAGGCTGATCTCGGGGTTAGTCCAGCCGTCCTTCAGGCAGGCGATGCACGGCAGCTGCCCCACCTTGTCCATGAAGCGAGCTTCCTCCGCGGTCGGCGGGCGGCCTTTCATCCCGCGCGACTTCATCGGCTTGGCCAGCCTCGGCGTCTTCGCTTCTTTCGCCGTCTTGTATCGGACAGCAGCTACGCGGAGCAGTCCGGCGCCGGCGGCTGGGGTCTTGAACCCGCTGCCGCGAGATATTGGCGTCTTGCGTGCGAGGGGCTTACCCTGCTTGAGGGTCGAATTACGCAGCATGGTCGAGCCTTTCTCGCCCTTTCGCTATCGCGAGGCGTTCGAAATAGAACACGATCGGCTTCGGCGTTTCGAGCAGCAGCCCAAAGCGCCGCGCATGCCTATAGGTCGGCTGGTTGTTATTCAGGACATCAAGGGAGCGCGATAGCTTCGTGCGCCAGCCTTCGAGCGACATCGCATGCTTGTCGATGTTGCATGGGGCGCACGAGGGCATCATGTTCTCGATGCGGTCATTTTCTGGCCGGTACAGTTCACCAGTCGCCACGAAGCCTTTGCCGCGCACATGCTGCAGCTTCCGCTCGACCGGCTCGAAGTGGTCAGCGTGCCAGCGGTCACCGAGCGGCTCCCCGCAGTACGCGCACCGGGCGCCGAACATCTCGCGCAAGGTCGCGCGCTGTGCTTTCGTCAGTCTCATGGCGCCACCCGCTTGAACTCGATCACCCAAACCCAGGGGTTGGCGTCCCAGCTGCCGGTGCCGTTGATCTGCTCCCACAGCGCCTGGAAGCTCACACTCGGCACCGGCCCCAGTGGCGGCTTCTCACCGCGCGCGCACGCGTCGTCGAACGCCTGTCGCCAGTCGGGGAAGTGCGCGATGTCCCATTCGCGCGTGCGGACGCTGCTGATTCCCTCGGTCAGCGCATCGACGTTGCTGATGTGATTCAGCCGCTCGACGTGCACCGACACGATCTCCAGCAGGGTGCGGCTGGCGGCGCGTGGCATGTGAATAGACGGGTGCCAGGCCGAGCGAGGTTCGCCGCCGCCATCGTCGTCGCCGGCCCACTCGTAGGAGCCATCCGCCGCATAGATCACATGGCCCGAGTAGTAGCCTTTGCCGAATGGCATGTCGACGATAGCAGTCGCGGGCCGGTCAGGAACCCAGTCCGCCAAGTTGTTGTCTTCGTCCCATGCATTGCTGACAACGCCCCACGTCTCGCGCACCCACAGGCGGTCGCCGGGCTGGCCATAGGGGCACGCATGCCAGTGGTCAGCGGCGGTGTCCGGATGCTCAGACCATGGCCAGCGACTGCCGTCGTCACGCTCGCCGATCTCCTGGCAGCGGACCTTCAATGCTCGCCGCGTCTGCGTCTTGCTGCCGTCGAGCAGCGCGCGCACCATCGGGCCGTTGAACAGGATTGGGCGCTCGTTCATACGGCACCGCCTTTCCGCCCGCCGGCAACTTTGATGCCACCCAGCGCATCTACGACGTACGAAAAAAGCTCGTTGGGCGACAGCTGAAAGCGATCGAAGTCGTTGTGAAAATCGACGTCGCGAGCACACACGCTGTTGGCGTGGATTCCCATTTCTTCGTGCTTGGTGATGATGGTGACCACGATGCCTTCGCATGGGGTATGGTGGTACTCCATCGCCGGCATGAAATACTCCTGCCCCGCTTCGTATCGCTCGACTGGGCGGTGATGCACGTTCACATCAGCGACGGGATAGCTCAGGCGCCCGCCCTTGTCGCTGCGCGGCCCGTTGTGGCTAATCAGCACATGCGAGCCGGTACCAGGCGCTACGATTTCGATGTCGCAACGCTGGTTCACCTGCGTTCCCTTCAGCACGCGGGAAGTGAAGGCGAAGCGGTGATTGTGGATCGCGGAATGTTCGTAGCAATCACGGCGCGGCAAATCCGGATGCCACACGTGCATGCGCTGCCCACCTTCCAGAATGAGCTGGATAAAACCCAGCCCATGGAGGCTGATCGTTTCCTTCGTTGGGGTGAAATCTTTCATGCCCCACCTCCCGCCGACAGGTCATATTCGATAACTAGCCAATTTTTGCTCCACGCCTTTACCGGCCGCTTTGCTGGCATGCCAGGAGCGTCAACGTATGTGGTTTCTTCCGCCTGGCTAGCCCACTGGCGAAGTGCAAATTGCTCGAGGGTGTTCTCGGCGCGGAGCGTAATGACGCCTTCCGCATTCATATATGCCCTCATGCCTCGCTCCCCGAAACTGTCTTGATCGTCACAGCCTCGCGCACCGACCAGGCAGGCGCCATATCGGCAGCCGGGCGCAGGCCGCGGCGGTTCGGGATGTTCGTCTTGCTCAGGCCCGGGCTGGCGAACACGCTCGGGCGGTACTGCGCCGGCGTGATCCGGCCGATCGGCTTGCTGCTCCGCTCCTGCTCTGCGAAGTGCTGGCGCGTCTTTTCCGTGACGTCGATCGTGCCGGCCGGCGTCTCGCACAACCAACCGATGCTGATAGCGTGTTCAAGCTTGCCGCGACGGGCGTGCTTCGGCCCAAAGTCGATTTCAGCCTGGAGCACTTCCATCGAGCGCGGGCCGGCGCCGATGATCAGGTCTGCAGCCTTGTAGATCGCGCTGCTCTTGATGGGGACTGCTTTATTGGTGGTCATGCGACCCTCCGAATAGTGAATTGAGCTACCCAGCAGTCAGGAGCGTGAGCGCGGCCTTGTGGGCGACCGCATGCAACGCAGCGCGGGGCGGAGTGGCGGATGTAGGTCATGCGGCCTCCAACATTGCAGTGATCACGTCGCGCGCGGCCGGCGGGCACACGGCGTTGCCTAGCATATGCACAGCATCTTCGTGTCGCGCCGGCAGGATGTAGCTATCCGGGAAGCCCATCGCGGCGCGACATTCCTCTTTCGAGAACATGCGCATGCGGTTGCCGTCAATGATCGCGTGCCGATCCCTGGTGGTTATCGTGCCGACGGGCCGCTGAATTGACCGACCGCCCTTTGTGCCGCCGTAGTAGCTGCTGATGAAGCGGTCGCCGTGAGCGGCGCGCCCGGCAGCAATGCGCGCCAGCGTGTTCGCGGCCCGGCCCGGCTTCTCGATCGGCTGCCAGTTCCCCGCGTCGAAGTTGATGAAGCTGCTGGCCGGGATGTGGTCGCGCTTCGGCAGATCGATCATCAGCGGGTGCTTCGCGTGCACCGCCACGATGAACAGGCGCTCGCGGTGCTGCGGGGCGCCGTGGTCCGCCGCGTCGACGATCATCGGCGTCAGCGCATAGCCCAGGGCATCCATCGCCGCGCACCAGGCCGGGTACAGCGCCCAGTCCTTGAACTCGACCACATTCTCGATCACGGCTAAGGTCGGACGGTGGTATTCGGCCGCCGAAACCACTGCCCAGGCCGTCGAGCGGCTCGCGTCGTGCTGCGGATTGCCGTTGGCCTTGCCGCGTGCCTTGCTGTGGCCCTGGCAGCACGGTGACGCCATCAACAGATCGTGGCGCGGCACCTCCATCCAGTTCGCCTGCTGCAGGTCCTGGCATGCGTGTCGCGCTTCCGGGTGGTTCTGCGCATGAATTTCGACGGCCGCTGGCCAATGGTTCGCAGCCCATACGACGTCGATGCCGGTCATGCGGGCGCCAGTGCTAAAGCCGCCAGCACCTGCGAAAAGATCGATCGCCTTCATGCCCTAGCCTCCATGAGGCCGGCGCCGAACAGTGCGGCAACCATCGGATCGCGAGCGACCGGCGAGCGGTTCAGGCGGATGGCGAAGTGCTCGTCATCGGCCATGATGTGGAAGCGGCGGGACGGGTCGAGCGTGGCGATGCTCATGTCCGACTTGCGCGCGCGGCGTGGCGATGCCTGGACGGCAAGCGCGCTGAGGTATGCGAGCACTTCAACCTGGGATGCGCTGAGGCGGATGCGGATCCCGCCACCCTCCGCGCTTTGCGCAATCAGCGCGCCCAGGTCGGCGAGGTACTTGCGAACGCCGGACGGGCCCAGCTCAAGCAGCGCACCAATCTCGTCTCGCGACATCGAGCGAAGCTGCAGGGCGACGACCAGCTTGCGGATCTTCTCCTGGCGCTCCGCGGTGTAGCTGTTGGTTACGTGGTGGGCGCGGGTCATGCCGAGCCTCCTGCGGCCATACTGGCGAGGTCGTCAACCACGGGCAGACTTGCGACCCACTCAGGAGTAGCCGACATTGGATCATCACCGCGCATAGGCATCAGCACGCCGACAAAGTCAGGCGCCCCCATCACGCGCACGACCGCACTGGAATTCGGGTCGCCGTTCACAGTAAAGAACTGCAGACCGCTGTAGCCGCGCAGCTTGATTGCACGAGTCTTCGCAGCAGCGGCAGCAGCTTTTTCACACAGAGCGATTAGCGGGCTGCCATACAGACCAACGAGGCCCGGCTGCAGCGTGTCTTGCTTCGGGATCACGCTCTCATAGCGGGGATACGTTGCCTCGACATCGGGCCGGCCTGCCTGGATATAGACTTCGGCAGTTCCGTTCTCGACCACCGCCAGGCGATCGCCGATCATGACGACAGCGCGGTCATTCCCCAGACCGCTCGCGCAGGCCTGTTGCATCCGGACGTCGAAGCGTAAGATCACTTCGTGCTCACAGATGGCGTCGCGGTCATGGATGGCGCCGAGCGCGTGACCGTTGGTAGCGCAGATTACGGCGCCACCATCCTTATGCGGTCGGACGTTGATGGCATTCAGGTAGTAGCGAATGTCGTTCTTGGCCATGAACGGCGCGACGATCGTCAGCAGCTTCGCAGTCAGGCGCAGGTTTGCGTGCTTGTTCATGCTGCATCTCCTGCTTCGAACATGTCTAGGACGCGCGGATCGCAGGCCGGCGCATTCTCGGTGGCGGCTACCGCGAAGTCCTCAGTGGTCAGCGCGTGGCGGCGCACGACCGTCGACTGATAGACGACGTCGCCCGGGCGCAGCCAGTCGTTTTCGCGAATCAGGTCCGACAGCGAGCAGGCGGTGAATTTGTCGTTGATGACGGACCAGAATTCGACCGGCGCCGCGAGGCTGAGCGTTTGCAGATCCGCGCACGCATCGGCCAGGCCGGCGCGGTCGGCGCTCTTGATAGCTTCGAACAGATTGCGGATCGCCTGGTGATGTTTGACGTCGACGCAAGCGCGGATGTCGTCACGCTCTTCCTGCAGGTAGCCGTCAGCCAGAGCATGAGCGGCGATCAGCAGTCCTGCCGCGACCGTTACCCAATGAGTGGACCGGGCGGCAAAGACTTCGGGCGCGGTCGCAAAACCGGCGTGCGCCGCCGGCCAAGTTTGTTGTGATACCATGTTGTCCTCTGTTGTTTTTGTTTCATGGGAGGCCGGCTGCAACCGGCCTTTTTCATTTCTGCTGCTCTGCTACCCACTTCTCGTACTGCTCGCGGCTCATTACGTGGCCGGGCTCTATCGGAAGCGGCTGTTGCGGTTGCTCCTGCTGGCTCACTCCGCATCCTCCGGCTGCTTCATGCCTTTAAGGTTCCCGACTGTGCCGCTTGCGCGCTGAAGCTGAAGTCGAAGGCCTTGGACTTGGGCCTCTGCCCTCTCAACGAGGTAAGCATGTGCATCCACCCAGGTATCGTGGTACTGAGCCCATTCGCTGCGCTTTGCCTCGCGGCGCTCCACCTTCCCTTTCAACGTGCGTCCATTGATTGGCAAAATCACGCACTCTGCCGTTTCGCGAATTGCCTCAATACGTTCGATCCTGGTTGCGTCGTAGCCGGTTTTGAACTTGACCAGCATCGGCGTCGCCGGCTTCTCCTTTTGATTCATCTGCTTTCCTTTATTGACTGGCCTCAGTCGCGCTGACTTGGGCCGGGTTATCGTGGTATTGGTGGGGAGCCGGCTGGGCCAACTCCGCACGGATTTCTTTCGCCGCCCAGATCGTTCGCTCGTGAATCCTTAGGATCATTCGGTCACTGATCGCGTTCTCCCTTCGGGCCTGGCTGATGACGCACTGGCTCACTTCCAGCTCGCGCGCCAAAGCGGCGTCGCTAGTAACTCCCATTTCTTGACGCAACTTGTCGAACAGGGTTGACGCGCTCATGGCTCGTTACTCGCCCGTCACTTCGGCGCCAAACGAGCCACGGAATTTCACGCGGCGATCGCCCATCAACGAGCGCAGCTTGGCGACCGTCATGCCGGTCACTTCGTGCATCGTGATGAGGATCGTTGCGCCCACCGGCAGACGGCCGTTGCGCGACTTGCTGATCACCGGCGGCGCCACCTCGAGCGCCTTCGCCAATGCAGCATCGTTCTTCAGGTTCAGGCGCCTGATCAGTTCATCTAGCAGCGCGCCGGGGTTCAGCGCATCAGTCGCGTCCATTTCTTGCGTTGCTTCGCTCATCGTGACTCCGTGTTTTTGGTTATTGATGCGCTGCCGGCTTCTTCGCCCCCACCGGGCAATACGTCTGTTCAGCGACAACGACCACCGGAACAAAGATGGTTTCTAAGAATATCGTTGCGACGACCAAATTCATCGTGCTCATCTTGTATTCCAGCTCCGGCTTCTTTTCGTCGAAGGCGCCAATGCATTCGCCATAAGCTGTTCGTCCGGTGCAGCCCGTGAGAGCGGTCATCATCAGAAGCATCGCGAGTGTTTTTTTCATTCCATCCCTTTCGTTATTGGTGACGGCATGCCCCGCCGCCTGGGCGCTGCTTACTTCGAAACCTCGGAGCACTCGACCTGCAGAAGCGCCGCCTCGAGCGAGCGCTTTGCGTCGACGTCCACCTGAATCGATTCCGATACTTCCTTGATGGCTGCCTTGATGGCCTCCGGCGTCTGGACGCTCGCAGCCATCACGACCGCGGATTGCGCCTCGGCGTTCTCTTTAATCATTGCCTGTACGTGAGCGAGGCCATTGAACGGCGCCGGCTTCACCGCTTCCAGGCTGCGCGCCTCGATACCCAGTGGGCGGAGGAACTGGTTCAGGCAGTGCAGACGAACGTCCAGCGGAAGCGCCGCCAAGATGCTCGGCACGATCCCGGCCGGCAGCGTGCCGTCGGCGTCCAGCCAGCGGTACAACTTCTGAGCCGCCTTCTTGGCCTGGGTGTAGGTGTCGCCGACGAAGCTGAAGTCCACGCCCGTTGCCGCCTCACCGCCCTGCTTCGCGTGCTCTTCCATCACCATCGCAGCGAAGGCCTCGCGACTTACGCAGGCGATGCTGTTCGCGCGGCGATAGCCTTCGATCTCGTTGCGGAGGATGCTGGCGATGCCCTGGGCATGAGGATGCATATTCATGACTTTTTCTATTTAGAAAGTTAATCTGACAACACTGAAGAACAACAACCGGAGCCCAACATGTCTAGCGCTACCTTCGTACTGATGAACTGCGATCTGGTCGCTGTTCCGCTGCAGATCGGCGGTGCCGAGGTGACGCTCTACTGCGGAGCTCGGCGGGCTGGTCAGCTGCTTGGGTCGGAGTCGGATGGCTTTAGATCGGTGGCGCGCCGGCCTGGAGTTCCATCAGGCGCACAGATCCTTCCATGCAGCTCAACGATCGCGCGGAGCGTCGCTCCCTTGCAGTCGGGCTGACCGTTGAGGATGCGGTTCACAGTCGGCTGAGAGGTGCCGAGCTCGACGGCAATGCGCGGCTCGCTCCAATCGGTCGCACTCTTGATTTCCCTGAGCAGGGTGGCGATGTCTTTGTCCATGTTCACAAGCATATACGCGAATGGATAGATGCGCAATACTCAAACGGATAGAAATTTGTGTCAGCCTATACGCGGACGGATAATGCGGCGCATGGATACGAACACGATTGGCTGGCGCCTGGATAAGGCGATGCAGGATGCGAGGATCAAATCGCAGGCTGAGCTTGCGCGCCAGAGCGGCGTGCCTCAACCGACGATCAATCGGATCCTGAATGGCGAAGGCAAAAAAGGGCCGGAAACGGCAACGCTTGTCGCCCTTGCGACTGCGACGGGAGTCGAATTTCTATGGCTACAGCAGGGGCGCGGGCCGCAATACGCCGGCGGCGTCGCGAGTCCGGGAGATGGATCTCAAAGTGAAGAACAGCTTCGTCTACGCGTTGTGGGGCGGGCTGCCGCCCCAACGTTGCAGTGGGTCACTGATCAAGAGGCTGAACTGTTGAGCGAGTTTCGGGCGACCAAAGACTCCGATAAGAAAATCATACTAGATGCGGCGAAGGGTGCCCCGAAGGTTAAGGCTATCGCCGTGGCTCGCGACAAGGCGTAGCCCCGTTACAGGGCGTCGCGGGGAGCCCCGAGCAATCGACTGAAGCATTGCAAGTGCAGTGCTTTGTGCCTCATCCGTCATGCTATCAAATGCCTCGAGCAATGCCGCTCGGCGGTCTGACTGATGTATCTCTTGTTGTCCCACTGTTCCTCCGCCGGGATATTCCTGCTGTTCTGTTGTGCCGCCAGTGGTGCCCTTAGGTACTGTAGGGCTTCAAGCTCGGCTGTCTCTGTTTTTCCTATAGTACTGTATATCCATACAGTATGGATCAAAGTTTAGCGTACTTTACTGACAAAGTGGCATGTCTGAATAAATATTTCTCGCCGGCCGCTTTGCGTGATAATTGGTGACAATCTAGCAAGTCGCCAGGGCTATACTCGCATGAGCGATACGGCACGCCTAGATGCCATTTTTACAAATTCAGATGACCACACTTCGCATTGCTCTAGCACTCTCGCTCGCAGCCCCTCTGTTCACTGCTTGCCTTACTCCCGTCCAACTCTACCAAGTACCGCAACCTCCAAAACTGCTGTCCAGCGCAACCGATGTTGCTGCTGCGACCAAAGTGGAACACGATGAGTACAAGAAGACAACAAGTTTCACTGGAGCAAATGCCTCGCAGTACAACACGTTACTTATTCGAGGCTGGCGCGACGACAAAACAAAGACCGCACGGTTCCAAATTTATGCGGACTCATTCTATGCGGGGCAGTGGCGTTTTTATAACGATGCCTATGACTCTGATGGCAACCGCCTGGAATTTACCTCCATTGATCGAAAGGTCGTTAGCTGCAGAGGTGGCTGTACCTATACCGAGACGGTTGGGCTTACAGTGTCTCGAAAATATCTGGAGGAACATCAAGAGACGGGAATTCGCTTTAAGGTGAGCGGCAAAGCGGGTGAATTCACGGCGGAGCTGCCTGCAGCATATGTAAAAGGGTTCATCTCCAGCGTTGACGTTGCAAGCTAATCGCATGCTGATCGTTGCGCGTGGCACCGCCCTGCTAGCGCTCGCATTGGGTGCCTGTATCGCCCAGGCCCAGCGCGCACCAGATCCAGCTCCGCTGCCGCGCCATCAGCTGGCGGTGCCGGCCGACTCGACCAAGCCAACAGCGGCCCCGAACGAAGCCGAGCTGCTCAGTCATCGCCACTACAAAGCTAAGGACGGACACGAAGTTCACTCGCCAGCGAAGTCGACGCACGACCAAGTGCCGGCCGGCGCCAGTGCGAAGTGCCGGGATGGGTCGTACTCGTTCAGCCAGCATCGGCGGGGTACGTGTTCGCATCATGGCGGTGTTGACAACTGGATGTAATTGCACTGCTCACCATCACTACGACTGCGTTCAGATGCTACTCCCGAACTATGCAAATATGCCTCAGTGGCGACCTGAGAGCGAGGCAAAATACGAATTTTTCTTCAAAAATGAAAATTGTTAGCGATTTAGTGGAGAGTGTAGATGGCCAATAGTAACGAAATGAGGCGCCTGATGAAAAAGTGGACTGCAGGTTCCTCGTGGCCGAAGCGCTTAGAATGGCTCGAGATAGTTGGCCTCCGGGGCTGGGCTGGGCAGCGCATTAGTCTTTCTTACCCTATTATCGCGATCGTTGGAGAAAATGGATCGGGAAAAAGCACTGTTTTGCAGGCTGCAGCGAGCGTTTACCGATCTAAAGAAAAGTCTAAAACTCGCTTCCCATCAGAGTTCTTTCCAAGCACAACGTGGGACAGTGTGCATGACGTAGTGATCAGGTTCGGATATCAACAAGGTAAGGATAATCACGAGGCTAGCTCAATTCGCAAGCCCACAACTCGCTGGCTAGGGAATACTGAGCGCCCTGAGCGTGAAGTTGAGTACATCGATCTAAATCGATTGCAACCAGTCGCGACGAGACTTGGGTATGCCAGAATTCCAAAATCCAAGCATAAAGAGGCCAGCGCCATTTCCTTTACAGCGCCTCAGGTCGCCCGCTTTTCCACGGTAATGGGCAAATCATATGACTCAGCGAGGATGGCATTCACAGACATTGACGAGACGCGCGAAGTGCCCGTATTAAGCAAAAACGGCCAAGGCTATTCTGGGTTTCACCAAGGATCGGGCGAAACTACCGTTGCTGAATTATTGCGCGCGGAACTGCCGAAATATGGACTTGTACTAATCGACGAGATTGAGTCTTCATTGCATCCCCGTGCCCAACGTCGCCTTATGCGCGATCTCGCGGAGCGATGCAGGGAAAGCGAACTTCAAATAATAATTACGACACACTCACCTTATATCTTGGAGGAGCTACCCCTCGAAGCGCGAATGCAAATATTGGACACCGCGAATGGAAAGGTAATTGTTCCAGGCGTGAGCCCGCAATTTGCAATGACAAAAATGGATGATGAACACCATCCAGAATGCGACCTATTTGTTGAAGACAATGCTGCAAAGGTTCTCATGAACGAAATCTTAGCAGCAAGAGCCCCAAATCTTTTTCTGCGCTGCAGTGTCGTCCCATTCGGAGCCGCTAGCGTAGGCCAAGCTTTAGGCATAATGGTAACGCAGAGCCGGTTTCCCCGCCCGACGCTGGTTTATCTTGACGGCGACAGTGCTGAAAGTGACGGGTGCCACCTACTGCCAGGCGAAGACGCGCCTGAGCAGGTGGTCTTCAATGACCTTAAAGCAGGGAATTGGCAGAATGTTTGGTCGCGAATTGGTCGAAGTTCAGCCTCGGTCGACGATGCGTGCAGTCGAGCTATGACGCGCAGTGATCACCATGATTGGGTCGAGGCTGCTGCAAGCGAACTGAAGTGTGGCGGAGATACTCTATGGCAAGCCATGTGCGCCGAATGGGTAATTCATTCTCTTACTGAGGAAGCTGCAAAGTCAGTTCTTTACCCAATCGAGAACCTATTAACCTAGTCGTTCGCGATACGTCTGCAGAGCGCGGCCGCTGCCTTAGATTTCACGCCCAGGGTGCTGAGCGGCGCAATCAGTGGCGCTGCGCGTTCCCTCAATTGAGTCCGCGGTACTGGCCAACCACCTCGCGAGCAAGAGCGACTTGGTGACAGTCAATCTGATCATGGCCTCCGTCGACGCGGCCATTACGCCAACCATGCCAAAATGAGCGGCTGTGATCACTGCCAGGCTCATCCGTGCCGGTTCGGCCTGCGTAGTAGCCCTCCACTACTTCCGCCTCATCCAGCAGCTCAAGTTCTGCCTTCGTACGCACTGGCGCGTATTCGCTCATCAAAATCTCCTGAATCTCGTTTATGCCCGTGGAGCAGCCTTGTTCGGCCGGTGACGTTTTGATCGGCGCAGTGCAAAGCCGGGGAACAGCGGCGCCGTCAAAACAGCCGCGCCGACCGACTGCGTTACAGCCCCCATCTCGCCCGCAGCAGGCCGACAGTGCGCCTTGTTCCGAGCCTCTACCTTTGCCTTGTGGATCCGCGCCTTTGCATCCTCGATCATCGCCGGCGTGATTTCCATCGCCCCGTATCGCCATGGCCATCCCGTCTGCAGCGGGTACGGAATTCCGAACGCCTCGGCCTCGCCTTTTTTCAGCGCCTTCGCTTTTTTACCTCGCTGATCGAGGTAGGCCGACAAGGTCAATTTTTCGGGCATTTCGCGACCCTTTTTATCCTGCACCCTCTATAGGTACTGTTTAGGTTCTAGTTCTTAGCTGATCTAAGAGAAAAACTAAGAGCTAAAGGTATCTTTAAATACCCCAGCAGAGCTTCTGGTTCCGGATGGCACCCTCCCAAAAGGCCAGTCAAAAAGACTCGCTTTCGTGGAGAGCGCCGTACCCCGTGCTTTCGCTTTCGGACGCGCTTGGCGACAGACTTTCCAGGTGTTTCCACCTGCCCCCCGGCGCGCTCTATCCCTACCACCCACGCGTTGCCCTTCCGGCTTCCTTGGCATCTTGAGTCTGGACGTCGGCGGTTTCCCCTCCCTGCTCCAGGCTTGCAATCAGCCGAACTCGGCCGATGTGGCAATTTTATCTGAAACTATCCATTCGCGTATTGTTTTTTCTATCCGTTCGTGTATAGTTGATTTCAACGCAGCGAACTCAACCAAGGATCGCCATGACGCAGACCAGCAAGCCGAGCAATCAGCAAGTGCGTAGTTGGATGCAGCAGCGCCAGGCGGAAAGAACACCGCCACCGGCACCGGAAGAGATCCGGCGAATGCTGGGATGGGGATTGGTTGAGGCAGAGCGCGAGATGACGAACAGGAGCAAATGATGAGCACTACGAACTACACCCCACCCACCTGCTACGCGGCCTGCTGGACTTGCCATGCTCCGACGACCGTTCTTGTTGATGACAAGTCGACCCTAACCGGCAAGCGCGTAATCGCTGAGTGTGAGCGCGAAGAAGATGCGGCCTTTATCGTCGGCGCCTGGAATTCGCATGCATCCCTGGTGAATGCGCTAACTCTGCTGGCAGAGAAGGTCGATGCAGCCGGCGGCAGCATATTTGGCTTCGCGGACGAGCTGCAGCATGCGCGCGCCGCCCTGGCTGCAGCAGGTGCCGCATGAAGACCGTCGAAACTCGAAAGCACAACCGCTACACCCGCCAGGACAAGCTTGTCGACGCCGTTATGGTCGTGTGCGTGTTCGCTGGCATTTACGGCCTGCTGCAGGCCGTGGGGTTCTGACCATGATTCCACTTCCAAAGCAGTGGGATGAGGCCTACCTGAAGCAATGCGCCGAAGACGAAATCGCGCTGGCCCAGCTGATGCGCCTCGGACGCTTCGCGGCGCCGGCCGGCCTGACGCGGGAAACCGTGCTCGTTCCAGTCCAGGCAAGGGGTGTCCACCACCTGCGCGGCGCCGACACTGCGCGCACTCGTCTCGGCTCGATCGGCGAGCTGCCGCGGTGGCGCCGCGACTGGATCGCCGCCGGCGAACTAAGCACTCAGCTTGGCCTGAGCACCTACCACGACGCCGATGAGGGCGCGGTTTCCGTCAGCGCTGGCGGTCGACGTCGCAACATCACCGAGCGCTACGAGGATCACCCGAGCAAAGACGCGGCCACCTGGGCTGCGATCGTCGGCGCCGCAATCCAGAAGCTCGAAGCAGGCAACACCTAATTCGCTCGATACCGAGCCGCCGGCACGGCGCCAGTGCATACGACAGCCACATGAAAGACAAGACAGCATGACTATTCACGCATACACCGAGCCGCACGGCCCGAATCCGGGCTACATCAACATCAGCGAACGCGTCGCCAACCCGGGCGATGTGATCGTCACCGTTCGCAGCGCCGGCGAGAACAACGCCAGCACGATCATCCTGAGCCGCGACCAACTGCGCGACTTGGTGGCCGACGCAAGCAAGCACCTGGGTGACGACAACGTGACCGCCTTCGCCGCCAACTTGGAGACAGTCACCTTCGAGCAGTTCGTGCAGTACGGCCGTGACAACGGCGCCAACATCATTGACGGAATGCCGTGGTCGTTCAAGTTCCGCGGCCATCCGGTGACGCATGAGAACGACCGCTGCTATCTGATTATGGGCGCGAACGGCAAAGACATACGTCTCACGCCGGATGAACTCCTGGTGGTCAACCCGGACCATTCCCTCGCGACAATCAAAGCCGATCCAGTCCGGCTGTAACGCTGCGCCTCAACCGGCATGCCCACTGCCCTGCACGACGGGGCTTTGGCACTGAAGCAGCACCCAAGACAACCTATTCGGAGATCACGATGATCCGCTTCCTCCTGCTGCACCGCATCGAATGGACTGACAAGCACCCGGGCCTGATGGCGATCGGCGCACTGCTTTTCGCGTGCCTCGCGCTGTCGATCGATCCTTCGGTGCCGCAATGAAAGCCGCTTACATGAGCCGCCGCCAGATCTCGTCGCGGGTATTCGTCTACGTGCTCGAGTGCGTGGCCGGCGCCGCGCTCACGGCCGTGATCCTCGCGAACCAGTCGGGGCACGCATGATCCGCCGCTTTGCAATCGCCTTCGTCGCCGGCTTGGCCTTCCTGATCCTCCTGGCTGAAGTGCAGCGCCTGGACGACATGGCTAACGACCAAATCGAGCAGCTGCATCTGGAGCGCGTTGCCCGCTCCGCCCAATAACGACAACACAACAAGGAATCCAAGAGATGTTCAAGAATTTGCAGCTGTATCGCTTGCCCGCCCCGTGGAGCATGACCGCTGACGCACTGGCAACCGCCCTGCTTCCTCAGGTGTTCTCGCCGGCGTCGAGCAATGAGATGCTTCGCCAAGGCTGGGAGCCTATCCGCGGGCAGCTCGTCTACACGGTGCATGGGCAGTTCCTGCTGAAGCTCGTCACGGAAAAGAAGATTTTGCCGGCGAAGGCTGTCAACCAGGTCGCAAAGGCGCGCGCCGCGGAGATCGAAGAACAGCAGGGCTTCCCGCCCGGGAAAAAGGCAATGAAGGAACTGCGCGAGCGCGTTGCCGACGAATTGCTGCCGCGCGCCCTCTCCGTCCGCTCGGACCTGAACGTGTGGATCGACCCGATCAACGGCTGGCTGGCAATCGATACGGGATCGCCGACCAAGGCCGACGACGTGATCAAGCTGCTACTCAAGGCCGTCGACAAGATGCCTTTGGAGTCGCTTCGCGTCCAGCGCTCGCCGTCCGCCGTGATGACGGCGTGGCTTGAGTCGGATGAGGCGCCGGCCGGCTTCACGGTCGACCAGGACGCGACCCTGCGCGCTACCGGCGAGAGCAAGGCACAAGTCGGCTACAAGCGTCACACCCTGGATCCGGAAGAAATGCGCCGACACATCGCGGCTGGCAAGCAGTGCGCCCGCCTTGCGATGACCTGGAACAGCCGGATTTCGTTCGTCCTGACCGACAACCTGTCTATCAAGTCGATCAAGCCACTCGACGTCATGAAAGAGAGCCAGGCGCCCACCTACGACGCCGCGGAACGCTTCGACAGCGACTTTGCCCTGATGACTGGCGAGATGGCAAAGCTGTTGGCCGACCTGGTCGAAGCCCTTGGCGGCGAGGCAAAAGGATGATCCGCATCCGGTCGCGGCGAGTGCCGGCCGATGAGACGCCGGCACAGCGCCAGGCGCGCGAGGACCGTGAGGCCAGCCGCGCCTACGGGATGAACCGCCGCTCGAGCAAGTACTACAGCGACCTGGATGCGATCGGCGACCGCGGCGCAAAGCCCGAAACCCCTAACACCAACAAAACAAAATAACTGGAGAGCACCATGGCAACCAACAGCGAGAACAAGCCGCAGCGCCGTATCGAAGATCATCACCCGGACGCGAAGATCGACTGGAACAAGCCTGGGGCGCCGGCCGTACCGCTGTCGAGCACCGCGGGTGCCGCGAAGGGCGGCATTACGAACGAAGAATCCTGCGCCATCCCGCCACTCACCGCGCCAGCACCGCTAACCGACGAACGTGCGCTGTTTGAAGCGTGGGCAGGCCCGAACAGTTTCTACCTGAAGGAGATGCCAGAGAAAAACAAGCGTGGCCCAGCAAGTGTGTACTACAACGAACGCACGCAGCACGCATGGGAGGGATGGCAAGCATGTGCATCTATGAAGGCTGCACCAGCACCGCAGCAGAGCGAGCTGACCGACGCTGTGAAGACTTGGCCCGAGCGCATCTGGCTGCAATACGGCGAAAGCGAGCCAGAAACCTATCCCGGCGCTGGCTCTGAAATCACATGGTGCGAAGACAACATCAACGGTGCCGGGGATGTCGAGTACGTGCGCGCCGACCTCGCCAAGGCTGCGCCAGCCGCCCCGGTGCAGACCAAGCCTACCGATCTGTCGAAGCGCCTGCGCGAAGCGGCGACCGCCAAGGTCAGCTATGCAGATGCCCGCCTTCTGATTGGCGCGGCTGAAGAAATCGAGCGCTACTACGGCGGCATGCTGGCATGGAAAGCGACGGCAAACGAAAAGGATGCCGACATCATCGCTCTGCGCCATGACTTGGCTGAGGCCGAAGCGTGTCTGGCCGCTCCTGTGCAAGCAGAGCAGGCACAGCCATATCTGCGTGCGTGGCTGACATCCATTCTGCGCACCGGAACGCATGACGAGCGAGTAGCAGCGCGCCAGTTGCGTAATGCGCTGGATGCTGGCCGCCACACCGCTGCTCCCGCACTCCCCGCCCAGGCAGAGCAGGTAGAAGCAGTGCGAGCGGCCACTGATCAGCAGGCGAACGTAATGCCGCCCTTCGCGGCACCCGCAGGCCAACACGATGCGGGCAATGAGGTGCTGTCGTACCCCGAGGTGGTGCAAATCCTTGTGTCGTACGGAGCGTTCGAGGAAAGCCAGTGGGGGCCGGAAAACCCGCTCCAGTACCACACTGGCAAACCCGGCGCCATCGCACTTGTCCGCACCGTTGAAGCAGAGGTAGCCCGCCGGTTCCGCGCGCAGGGCGGAAATACGAGCGCCGAAAGCTCCGAGTTCGCTACTAAGGAAGCAGCAGCCCAGGTGCCGGCAGAGAAAGGCGGTGCAGCATGAATGCCGTTTTCGTGGTTGTTGCCGGGGTCGATTACGAGGGGTCTACTCCAATCCGAGCATTTGATGAAAAGTATCCTGCTGCCCAGTTTGCTGTCGAGTGCCGCGAATATGAGGGCACACGCCCGCCATTCCCTAAAGGCGTGCACATCGACAGAGCGGAAATAGACACGTGGAGTGTCGCGGACAAAGCCTGGCGGGCCGCGCACCCCGGGGGAGAGAACGGCGAGGGTTCCGACTACTTCACCGTGATCGAAGTGCCATTTGGAGAGCAACCGAGCACTGCACCCAGCAATGACACCGCAATCCAAAACAATAAAGGGGAACAAGCATGAACTGCGGATGCATCAAGCGCCTGGAAGGCGAAATCGCTCAAGCACCGTTCGTGAAGGCCAAGGCTGGCGAAAACATCACGGTTACCTGTGCTGCGACTGGCTTTCAGATGACTGACGATATGGACCTGAAACTGGTCATCAACATCCCTTTCCGCATTCGCGGCACCGGCAAAGGATTTACCAGCGAGAAGGGCAAGGAGATGCCGGTTGTCGCCAGCTACTGCCCGTTCTGCGGCAAGCCTGCAAATGGCTCGCCCAGCAATGACACTAGCGCCCTTGGCGATACCGGAGGCGCGAAATGAACAGAATCCGTGTGCAACCATCCCCTCTCAGCAACACTATCTACGCAGGCCGCATCAATAAAGATGGCTCAGCGTGGCAGGGCGAAAAGCACGATGTAACGAGCGACGTGATTGGCTCGATCATCCAATACGTCGGTGCCGGCAACATCATCAGCGTGAACGAGGACGGCAAGCCTGCGTATGAAATCGAGGTGCGTGCCATCAAGGCCGAGGTCAACGGCAATCAGTCCGGTGATGGCGCCCTTGGCGGGAAAGGGGTGGAAGCGTGATCCACAAGACCTACACCAATTACCGCCGCGTGGTGAAGTCCTATCGCAAATCACGCCTGAGCCGCGATGACATCCATACCGAGCAGGTGCTCCGCGAAACCTGGTGGCTGCTGTTTGTGCCGATCTGGTCGCGCATCACCATCGAGAAAACGACGCTGTAACAGCGCTAAAGGAAAAGAGATGAATACCAACACCACCGCAGCACAGCCGCTCGACCTGGACAGCCTATCGACCTACGACCCGGACTTCGATGACGGCTACATGCGCTGCCGCGATCAGTACAAAGACGGCGACTACTTCAAGGTAGAGGACGTACGAGCCCTGATCGCTAAGGCACGCGCCGCCAAGCCAGCTGGCGCAGCGGATACCACGGCAAGCGCGAGCGGGAATGCGCACGACGTGCTTATCGAACTGTGCGACCAACTGGATGGATTGCGCCGTCGCCTACGGCATACACCGGGCACCGGCCAGAACCATTCCTACCTGTTGTACGAAGACGTGGCGGAATGCATCGCGGAAGCCCGCGCAGCAGTCGCAGGCGCTCCGGAAGACGACGCAGCCCATCCGGTACAGGCTGGAGAAGCGGTAGACGAGCAGGAATTGCACGCGCGGATCGTGAAAGTGTTGAGCGAGCATCGCATGGTGCTCATGTTCGAGGTCGAGGACGGCGGCGCGCTGGGCAATTCCTATCCGCTGATCGACCGCCTGAGCCTCGAAAACGTGGATGAGGAACAATATGTCGCGAGCGGCAAGGAAGAAATCGACGCCATTGCATGGGCAATCGTCGGTGCGTTGCCGGAAACTGTCGCCGACAACGCAAAGATGCGCATTGTAGCGAACCGGGTTCACAAGCGCGACTGCACATGCGAGAAGTGCCTCGCGGAGATGGACGAAAAGTTCTCAGGCCGCGCCAGTCTTGCCCCGGTATCCGCCCAACAGCCCGATATGTCGGATGCGTATGTAGGTGCGCGCGAAGATGTGGCGATCTGGAAGAAACGCGCGCTGGAAGCAGAGGAATCGTGCCGCCGCCTGACTGCTGCGCTGAATGCCGAGAATGGCCCGACGTTTATGGGTGAGCCGGTATCCGCCCAGCAGGGCGCAGCCGTAGCGCCAACCCCTGTTCACGTCGAATGCCGCGAGTGTCGGTCATGCCAACACGTAGGCATCAACGACGCCACCGACACAAAGGCGGCCTGCCACAACTGCGATTGGAGCGGCCCGACGCCGAGCGAGGATCACTGCCCTGGCTGCGCCGCCACCAACTGCATGGGGGCATCCTGTCCGAAGTGCGGCGCGCTGTACAGCCTACTCGCGGAAACCGGCATGGCGCTCGATCTGATCAATCCGGACGGCTTGGATGACCGCGACCAGCTTGACGACGAACTGACCTTCGGCATCGTCCAGCACAAGGACGACGACGGCAAAGTTTCGACCGGCATGTGCTGCTGGAATGACGATACGGAAGGCGTGCTGCCGCTCGATGGCGAGTATGGGGTCGAGGCGGTGCATGCACAGCAACCAGCAGCGCCGGCCGCTTGGATTCAATATGTCGACGGTGTGAAAACGCAGAACGTCGCCCGCGACGAGGCTGAGAAGGCCGAAATCGAGCGCATCGCCGCAATAATGAATCCTCGCTTAAAAACTACCTGGGAAACGCTCTTCGCCGCTCCTACTGCTGGAGCAGCGCCGAGCCAAGGGCATATTGGACTGCGCTCTGACTACGATGTCGACTGAGAGAATTGGAAAATGAAAAATATCTACGCATACACCGACGCCATCGGCGTTCAGTACCCAGCATACATTTCTATCAACGAAAGCGATTATGTAAGCGCGAGCAACAAACCTTTCAGCGTTTCGGTCCGCGATGAAGGCGGCGGAGGAACCAACCCATCGACCACACAAATCTGGATGCCGCGCGAGCAGCTGCAGAAGATGGCCGACGACATTAACGCGTATCTCAAACCTGCTGGCGCAGCGCCCGAGCAGAAAAGGCGCGTGCTGCTAGACGAGGCGGCCAAGTTCGAAAAGGTCTTCGCGCTGGGCGACATGCTTGATGTAGCCTACATTGCAGACAGCCTGCGCGTATCTGCCGGCGAACAACCCAAGCACGAAGCACTGTACATAGCCATGCGCGCCACCCCGCAGGAGGGCGAGTAAATGAGCTACGAAATCGACAACTACGACGAACACTGCCCGCAGCTTCGCATTCATTTCGGCGACCGCCAAATGAGCTTCACCGTCAAGGATGTGGCGCCCGAGGCGCGCGAATGGCTCGGCGGCGTGATCGAGCGCCAAGTAAACGAGTTGATCGCCCTGCGCGTGAACCAAGCTCTCGACAACCACCGCGCTGACCTGCGCAAACTATTGGGAGCCGCCCATGGCTGACCTGAACCAAGGCGCGAGCATTGAAGCCGCACCGTGCCCATTTTGCGGCGGCAAAGCCAGCAGGGACGCCTATGACCGAGGCATCGACATTGGATGCAAGGCATGCGGCTACACGCGCCACTTTCCCGGCCTGCTGCAATCCGTGCCAAACGATAAGCCAATCGCTCAATACCGGAATGGCTTAGGCGGAATCACGGAAATCCCGCCGTCCGAAGCCACCGAGTTCTATCACGCTGACGCAAACGAGCGCGCAATCGAAGCTTGGAACCGCCGCACCCCTGCTGCCGCTGCCGGTGCAGGAGAGCTGCCGCCGCTGCCTAAAGCTGCACGGCAATCCGCCGCGCCTGACTTCGTCGTTACGCGGGACTACTACACCGCCGCGCAGATGTTCGACTACGCCCGCGCCGCTATCGCAGCTGATCGCGCCCAGCGCGACCTGGATGAAGGCCTGCTGCGCCTGACCATCGAGCAGTTGAAAGCGCGCCTTGCATCGGCTGATGCGCACATTGAGGAATTGGATCGCGCCCAGCGCAAGCAAGCCGCCCTGCAAGAGATCACCGACATCGGGCAGGAGATTGAGGCAGGCGCGTGCGTGAAGACATGGCAGGAGCGCATGCCCGAGCATGTCCGCTTCCTTGGCACAGCTGCGAGCGAAGCGCCCTATAAGGATGCCGAGATCGCCGACCTGCGTGCCCAGCTTGCGGCCAAGGGTCAGGGCGAGCCGGTAGCGCGCATGGAGCGATTCCCTGAGGATCAGGCCGCCTCTCGCGCACTGTCGCCCCTGCGCCCCGCCTGGCTGCGCAGCATGCCACCTGAGGGAACTTACCTCTATCTCGCCGCGCCAGCCAGCGCACAGCCCGCCGATCTGAAAGAGGCGCTGGTCGAGTTGGCGGCCACGCAGCGCAAGCTGATTGATGCCAATGCAGAGATTGCAGCCTTGCTTCTGCTTGGCGCACAGCCCGACCAGCGGGAGAGCGCAGCCGTGCCCGGAATAACGATCAGAAGCAAGGATGATGCGAATCAGGCAATTCGCGTATGCAACCTATTGACTGATATCGTTGGCGATAACGCGAAGCACTCACTTTTTCCAACGATGAGTGCACTTATGGATGCCATCGGCATATGGGAAGAATCCGATCCTGAATTGCGTGAATTCTTCGGTGCCGCAGTCCCATCCACGGCAGCACAGCCAGTAGCGAAGGATGAGGAAGTCTCGCATCTTAAAAAAATCGATGGTGAGATACGCCGCATGAAGCGCGAGCTTATTGCCACCCCATTGATCTATTCAACCACTCGATTCGATCTTGCCGTCGACATAGATATGCTCCAAATAGAGCGAGACAAAATTGTTGAGCAGCAGGGCCAGGACAGCGCCAATAATAGCGCAGAAGGAGAGAGGGCATGA